ACAGCGGTTGTTCTATCCAATGCTGTGACCAAGGTTGAAATTGGCGGTGTTGAATATACAGTTGCTGAAGCAATTGAGATGAACAATCACGGTATGGAAAACTTTATTGAGTTTAGAGATTTCCTTAAAGACCAGTATTCAACCGTTAAGCGTATGGTAGAATCAGAGAATGGCGATAAGCTCAATAAGAATTGCGAAAATTACTTACAGACAATGTTCGGCACTAAGGAGAAGACCAACAATGCAGAGGTCGAAGCTGTGCAGAAGGCTTATATAACAAGTCATTCATATGATATTGTGACCGGATTTGACATTGAAAATGTCATTAAGGAACTTACTAATAAGATTGACGCCTTTAAGTCAGAGGTTGATTCAGCACTTAGCGTCTCTAATGCTCTCACTGTTATTGAGTTTGAGTATTAATTAATTTACTCTCAAGTAAATAACTCGAATTGCATCGAAACTTCTAAACTGTAGCAACTTGTGGTTTCGGCGCGTCCACAAGGATAAAACAAAAAAGTGCCTCACTACAATTCATCAGACTTGTAATCTGAAGCAGAATCGCTATTTCTGAAAAAGCTATGAAGGGTATGTCTGCGACGATTGCGCGGGTACTCAGCTAAAAGGTTCTGTAAAGATTAAAGATTAACGGTCAAAGATTAAAGGTCAATTGTCAAAGGTTATATTTAATCTAAAGGTCAATGAATAAAGGTGAAAGGTAAAAGGTTTATAAAATCCATGAGTACAGTTAGGTTCGTTACAAATGACCGTGAAGTTCCTGCATGGCTGATGCAATTCGAGTTTGTATATAGGGGATTATCTCAACGGTAGAGAGATCGGCTTTGACCCGATAAACGAGCGATCGTCACGCTCATCCCCTGCCATTTTATAAAAAAAGGAAAAAATATGAAAGAAACACCATTTAATTCAAATAGTATATACGAAGTATTATACATTTGCGATTTTCTTGACAAATATCGTCATAAAATGTTCCATGTAAAATGTAAAAAATGTGCTTGGGAAGGCAATATAAGAAAATATGAGATAAATCACACAGAGAAATGCAATCATACCGACCACATGGGATTTTATACGAAAATAGTTAGAAAAACTTCGCACACACGTAAAAGATTGTATAGTATTCTAAGCGGTATGAAAGAAAGATGCTACAACAAAGAAGATAAAAATTATAAATTTTATGGTGGAAAAGGAATAAGTATTTGCGAAGAGTGGTTAAATGATAAAGATGTTTTTGTTGAATGGGCTTTGTTAAATGGTTATGTTCAAGGATTGACTATAGACCGAATAGACGAAAACAAAAACTATTGCCCTGAAAATTGTAGATGGGTTTCACGTGCCAATAACGCAAAATATAAATCAACCACGACCATTTTGCGAGTAGAAAATGAATCACACACAGGCACTGATTGGGCAAAAATATTAAGATTAGGTGTTTGTACCATTAACAGAATGTTGCGCGAATATGGTGAAGATACTACCGTTCAATTTATAAAGGCACGTAGACAGCATCCTGATTTAATACGTCGTTCTCATCAAAAATGGCTTGATGTTTACAACATCCCTCATTAAAAATGCGCTTCGCGCATATGCTCCCGTACACCAAAAGCAGAGTGAAACGGCTCAAACCCGTTGTAGTGTGGAGGCAGGAACCACCGGGAGTACCACGAGTTCAACAGCATCTCGATAAAAGCTGTAATATTTTGAATTGAAAAGGAATTAAAACACATGAACAAGACTGAATTTATCGCACTTTATGCAGAGCATCAGGAGCTGTCTAAGGTCAAGGCTAAAGAGATAGTTGATACCGTCCTTGCCGAGATTTGCAACGTCATCGCAGACCATGATTCTGTTTACTTTCAGGAGCTCGGAACATTTGGTGCAACCCTGAAGGAAGAGCATGAAATGAGAAACCCGGCAACAGGTGAGACCATTACTGTTCCGGCTAAGTACGTACCAACGTTTAAGTTCGGTAGTCAGATAAAGAACTGCATAAAGTAAGATAAGCAAATAGTTGCGGGCTATTGATAAGCCCAAGTTAGCCGCCCTGTGCTGAAGTACAATCCATTATCAGGACAATTGGAAAAAGTGCAGGGCATTTTTCTACCCTTTGTTCACAAAAAATTCACAAAGAAATTTTCAAAAACCTATTGACTTTTGAATCAAGATGTGGTATAATATATACATCAAAGCAAAGGAGATAAGGATATGAAATACCTTAATGAATATATCAATCACATGAGAGGAAACAAAAAGTCAGAAGGTACGATTCATGAATATGTTCGCAATCTTACGGATGTGTTCACGACTATTGGTAAAGACGAAGAAGCGATAGCCTATGAGGATATAGAGAACTACAAGTTGTCAATAGCTTCGCTGTCCTCATCAACAATCAACACAAGAATTTCTGCGCTTAAGAGCTATTACAAGTTCCTTATGCAGAGACGATACGTTGAAGTTAACCCTGTTGAATATGTCGAATGCCCCAAGGTTAAGAATAAGGAAAAGATTCCGCTTACAGGCGAACAGGTTAGAGCCATGATAGCTAAAACCAGCAATGTTCGTATGGAAGCGTTCATCATGGCACTTGCCACAACAGGAATGCGTATCGCTGAGCTTGCGTCTGTGACCATAGATGACTACAATAACCGTGTAGGCAACACCATAATCATCACCGGTAAGGGCGATAAAGAACGTCGTGTGACATTCCCCGATGAAGCTATCGCGTGTATTGACAAATATATATGGACTGAGCGTGGTATTCATGCGGCGAAGACCGGCACTAATTTGCTGTTTGTTTCTAATCAAGGAACTGCTCTTGCGGCGGGCAATATGGGCGAACAACTTAAGAAGATAGCTAAAGAAGCAGGAATTCCTCAGTGGGATAAAGTGTGCAATCATCTTCTGAGAACCACTTGTGCAACCCTCGCTTTGAGAAATGGCGTTGAACTACCTACCATACAAAAAATGCTTGGGCATAGCGACATCAACACAACAACAAGATATGCTAAAATAGCTGATGAAACCGTTGCAAATGCAATGGCTACCATGAGATTTTAAGGAGGTGAAAACATGACAGGATTTAATATGGAGTCGGAAATCTTTGAAGCCATAGCTGAATATTGGGTCAAGGAAATGAAGGACGACGAGACGGCAGTTGACTGCTTGTTCTATCTGAAACAGCGACTAATAAGCGCAGAAGAAAGAGATAGAGCGGCTGTAGCAATTGAACAGATGGGCAGATGTTCAAGATGTGGTGAAAAACTTGAAATAGTAGATAGTGATATTCCCCATCCTGAACTTGATGGCACACCTGTTGAGCATTGGACGAATATCCAATGCCCCAAGTGCGATAGGAGAATGTAATGGCTACTAAAAGAGAAACAAAGCAGGAAAAAGCCGAACGGTTAATGCTCAAGCAGTTCCTTGAAACTTATCCAAACGCCAAAGCAGTCATGAAAGCTCTTACAGAGAAACAGAACCCCGAGCTTCATGACATTGTTGTCAATGCTATCAAACCTCAACTTGAAAAGGCGAGGATGATTGGCGTTCAGATAGGCTGGAACGGAGCATTGATGAGCCTCGAAGGTGAGTGCGAAAAATGCAAAGACAAGGAAGAAATTCTTGAGCTACTAAGAAAGAAAAAGAAAGAAACACTTGACAAACTTAAGATGAAAGATTTTGATAATGATGAAAATGAGGTAAATGAATAATGGATAATTCTGTACTTAATGCGACAAAGAATAAATTTGGTGTAGTAGGTCTTGTGTCTGAGCTTGACCTGAAGCGAGAAGATTGCGTTGTTAAAGTAAAGAGCGATGACGGCTCTGTGTCGGAAGTTCCAAGTGAGCGTATTCGTGGTAAAATATCACTTGAAATTGGTGCAAATCAAGTAAAGACTTTTGATGTATATGCGTCTAAGACTACATCTAAAGGAAAAGAGCACCAGCAGTGGGCAATGTATGAGGCTATGATGAATTGGAATCCAAGGATTCATGGCAACCCAAATGAAGAGCCGACTAAGGTAATTCTTAACGGTTCTGTAGGAATCAATGATTATCTTGGACAGGATGGTAAGGCACATTCTATTCTTAAGTGGAACATAAACAGTGCTACTACCAGGGTATCACCTGATGAACCGCTTGGCTGTTCGCTGAATTTCACAGGTTTTGTCAAGAAGATTGTGCCGGAAATGAGAAACGATGAAGAAACCGGACGTCTTAACGTTGAGCTTCTTGGCGTAGACACTAAGGGTGCTGTTTATCCTGTAGGAATTATTGTACCTGAAGAGCTTGTTGAAGGCTTTACAGACTTTTATGAAGCGGGCAAGACGGGCAACTTTGATATAGATGTTGTTATGGTTCACTTCGGGGATAAAAAGGCTAAGAAGAAGGCGTTTGGTAAAGCGGCGTCAACCAATATCAATACAGGGTTTGATATAGAAGAGCGTGTTATGCGTGGTGGTAATGAGCCTATTGAAGAGCCAGAAGATGAAGATGAGAATGGCAATATCATTGACAACGGTTGGCTGAATCCCGAGGCGATTAAGATTGCTATTAAGGAACGTGAAAAGATGCTTACTGAGCTTGAAAAGAACCCGACTAAGAAGACTACTGCGTCCGCTCCCGCGCAGAAGACAAGTAAGTTCAGCAAGAAGCCGGACATGAACAGCACTGATGACGATGATGACTTTGGGTTTTGATAACGCGGTGAATTTTCCGTGGTAATTAAGGGGGAGGCAACTCCCCTTTGAATATAATGAATAAAGGAATAAAAGGAGAATTTAATGGCAGATTTTGATATTTTTAATCCAACAATAAGCTGTGTATCGAGCGGTGTTGAGGGAAAACTTATTCTTATACATTCAAATGAACGCAAGCTCGGTAAAACTCTTCAAGCAACACGGTTTCCGAGTCCTTATTATTTAAGGTTTGAAGCGGGAATAAATGCTATCAATGGAGTTAAATACGCGGCTCTTAAGAGTTGGAGTGATTTTAAGAAAGTAAACAAACGCTTGACTGACCCCAAGACACTTGATCAGGCTCTTGCGACTTACAAGACAATCATCGTAGATACTACCGATGTCGCTATTAAGTGGTGCGAAAAGTATGTCTGTTCAACTCAAGGTGTTGAAAGACTTAACGACGGCAATTCGGGCTATGGACTTTGGAAGGAATACGAGAATGAATGGTTCACTGAATGGAATAAGCTGTTGAATTGTGGTTATTGTATCATCTTTATAGCTCATTCAGAAGATCGTAAGATGAAGAATCCGGTTACTGGCGAGGAATATGTTCAGCTTTATCCAAAGGGTGATAAGAGAACAATTGATTTAATCATTGATGCGGCTGATATAATTGGTTACGTTAAAAGTAACGGATATGACGAGAACGGCAATCCTGAAATGTCATCCATATATTTCACGCCTTGCCCCGAGTTTATCGCAGGTAGCAGATTTAAGTATATGCCGTCTGAGATAACGCCTTTCACGGCAGAAGCTGTACAGAAGGCAATCAAAGAAGCGGTTGACAAAGAGAATGCGGAAACTGGTTCTGAATCAATCACGTTTGCTGAAAAGGTCGAGAATGAATCTGTTAAGGAGCGTTCGTTTGATGAAATCATGGATAGTCTTAGAGAGATTTACAAGACTGCTATGAAAACCAATCGCGATAAAACCATTGAAATTGTCGCTCATTACCTTGGTGAAGACGGTAAGATAAGCGAATGCACAGAAAAGCAGATTGAACAGCTTGTTATGATTGAGGATGATCTTAAGGATTTAGTCGAGGGTAACTAATGAAATGTAGAGTCTGTGGGCAAGAGATAAGAAGGGGCGATAGATTCAAGTGTGTAAGTTTTGTCTCTATTCCTTTCTGTTCCGAAAAATGCGCCGATGAATATTGTTCAACCCATACACCTAAATCAAAAGAGCGCAAGACAGAAGAGGGGGCTGAATATCTTAAGCTCACAGATTACCTCTGTAATTTATATCTTGATAACGATGTAGAAACGCCGTTTGGATGGTTTGTCAATCAAATAAAAAAATTCAAAGAAGCTCATGATTGCACGTACAAGGATATAAGGCTCTTGATTGTTTATGCGATAAAATATGAGGGTTATGAACTTGATACAAATTATGGTTTGATTCAATTTGAAAGATTCTACCCCTTGTATAAACAATTTAATGAAGCGGTTAAGCATTCAAAAGAAGTTGCTGAAACAATGCAAGATGACCCGGTTGTTCCGGTAACGCCTAATTCGGGCGAAAGATATATAGGATTTAAGGTGGATTTAGATAATATATGATTTACAATATTAACATTGGTTCACAATTACTTGGTTGTATATTCAAGAATCCAAGTCTCATCATGAATCCGCAGTTCCCTTTACAACCGGATGATTTTGCGCCTGAACAGTTTCATAAGATTTTATTCCTTTGCGCGTCAAAAGCATATCAAGCAGGAATCAACGACATTACGGAAATAGAAATAGATAATATTGCTAAATCTCATAATGCCGCTTATGAAATTCTTGTGGATAATCGGTTTGAGGATTTCGTTGCTACTGTCCGTGAATTGGCAAGCCTCGACAACTATGAATCTTATTGGAACAGTATCCGCAAGTATTCCATGCTCCGACAAATGAAAGAAGCAGGAATGAATGTGGATAAGTGGTTTGATGAGACGATTGACAACGGGGATAGAACCGCTGAATTCACTATACAGGAAATACTTGCTGAATATGAAATTCTTACGAACAAACTAAGAACAACATATGATACTAAGTACGTTCGACATGAAATGTATGCGGGTGAAGACACTGAAGGATTGCTTGAACAGTTTGAACAGAAGCCTATGATGGGGGCTTGTTTAACTTCGCCTTATCAAACCACAATATATAATGGTTGGAATAGAAGCCATTTGATGTTACGTGGTGCGCGGTCTTCATTAGGTAAGACAAGACTTGCGGCGGCTGATTTGTGTTATGTTGGAGCCAAGAAAATATGGGACGACGAAGCCCAAGATTTTGTTGATAACCCCAACTATCAAGGCACAACCTTCTTTATCCACACGGAAATGGAAACCCGTATTAACGTTAACCCGATATTTCTTGCTTGCATCTCAGGTGTAGATAACAGTACGATAACTAAAGCATCGTACACAAAAGATGAGCGAAACAGGATTCTCAAGGCAGGCGAAATTCTTAAGGATTCATGCATTCGATTGGTTGATATGCCCAACTTCACTTCGCGCGGGCTTGAGACAAAGATTAAGGAATGTGTTCAGGCTGATGGTGCGACGTATGGTGTGTTTGACTATATATGGCTTAATCGTGATGTATCACTTGAGTATCAGCAGTCTATGGGCACTAACGTGCGACCTGATATGGCTATCGCGTCAATAGCAGCAGACCTTAAGCAATATGCAGAAGCCTATAATGTTGGGCTTATGACTATGTGTCAGTTGTCGCGTAACTATGAACAGCAGGAATTCTGTGACGCTTCATGTCTTGCCGGTGCTGTGGCTATGCAGGATAAACTTGATTGTGGCTCGGTGATGATTGGCGCAAAGGATAAGCCCAAATCTTGGAAAAAAGTAGAAGCCTATATCAAGAAGCGCGGTTTTGGTGAGGGTAGTGAAGACGATCAGCCCAATATCGTTGAGCATATCTTCAAGGCACGTTATCAAGATACTTCCTATTCAAAATTCAAGATATGGTCAAAGATTGATAGGGGAACAATGCGACGTAAAGATTATTTTGTAACAGACGAAAACGACGAACTAATTAGTATTAACAGAACAACGCCTTATGGCGAGAAAGACATTAATGAATAATAATAAATTTTCAATAGTACCACTATTAATAGGACTTGGCACAGTTGTTGCGGTAAATTATCTCATGCCTGTAATTGACGTGGCTTGTTCAGCGATTTGTGCAAGGCTAAATGTGCCCGTGTCAAAATGGCAAGTCAATGCACAAAAGACGCTTGAACAAGCCGGGATTGCAAATGATGACCCAACATATCACACAAATGCTTGCGGGTTTAACGCAAATTTTGATGAAGATGTGCCCGAAGAAGAGATAGACGATGACTAAGCACGTTAATCACGCTTATGTTCAATTCATAGGCAACGCTTCAAGTGATGTTACGGGTTCAGCTTATCGTGTGAAGTTTGGCAGTTCTGATGTACTTTTAGAATGTGGTATGATTCAAGATGGGCGTGATATTTATTCATTATATCAAGCTAACAAGAGATTCATGGATAGCTTTTATATAAAAGGGCTAACCTGTTCAATTGCTCCGCATGGCAATCATAACGACCATATGGGGCTGTATCCCGCCCTGTTTCACAAAGGGTATAAAGGCTCGGTATTTATCCCGGAAGGTAACAAGAAATTTCTTGAAATCATGTGGGCTGATAGCTTAAAAATTATGGAAAGCGACAGTATTAAGATTGAGAAAAAGTGGAACAAACCCGCTCCACCTTTGTTTAATGAAAAGGATATAGCGACAGCCCTTGAGCACTTAATTGAAATACCTTATAACTATCCTATTCATCTGTCTGATGAGCTAATCTTTGAGTTTCTTCCATCTGGGCATATTATTAATTCAGCGAGTGTGTTGATGACGTTGAAGAATTCAAGAGGCGATACAAAACGTATATATTATAGTAGTGACATAGGAGCGGCTATCAATCATCACTATGTTGTACCGCGTCAAACACCACGGCAGTTTGATATAGGCATTGTTGAGAACACTTACAATTCGCCTATGCGCCCCAATAATCCTAAAGACACCATTAATGACATTCGTAAAATTAAGTCGATTGTCAATGACTATCAATGTACCATTTTTCCGTCGTTTGCTTTAGCACGCAGTCAAGAAATCTTAACCACCTTGTATGTCATGTGGGAGCGTGGCGAATTGCCCAAGGACATCAAGATATATTATGACACACCACTGGGGAAAAAGTTGTCCGACATATACACGGACAATGAATTATGGCAACGCGTTTGGGCGTGGGAAAATGTGATAAAGATTGATTCTTTTGAAGATTCTCAAATGTACCAAATGCAGAACGACAAGTGCTGTGTAATAGCAAGCTCAGGCATGATGAACGCTGGGCGCGTAGTATCATGGATTAAATCTAAACTACCACTTATAACAACACATATCTGCTTTATAGGTTATACGCCCGAAGAAGGGCTTGCCGCTGATATAAAGTCCTGTGCAAAGCGTGTAGAAATTGATGGACAGAAAATTAAAAACATGGCTAATTATACCGAGCTACGTTCTTTCTCGTCTCATTGCGATTATAAAGGATTGCTTGATTTTTATTCATCTTTACAATGCAACCGTTTACTTCTTGTTCACGGAAACCAAGACGATAAGGTTGAATTTGCTAAAGTTTTACAAGATAAATTTGTAAAACAAGGACAATCAACACGTGTTAGTGCTGTGCAACAAGGCGATAAAATATTTTTTTAATTAAAGGAGTTTTGTTATGAAGTATTATTCTGAAATGACCGATAAGGTCTATGATTCTGTTGACGAGCTTAATGCAGATGAAAAGCGCGTTCATGAGGAAGAGCTTGAATTTCAGCGTCGTGAGCAGGAAAGAAAAGCGAAGGTTGAGGCAGAAGCTAAGAAGAAGGCTGATGCGCTGAAAAGAATTGATGACGCTTATCTTGCTTATGCAAAGGCAGTAGAAGATTATCGCAAGGAGTTCGGAACAACTCTTAGCCTTCGGGACGCCTTCTCTGAGATTCTTGACTTTATCCTCTAAAAATTAATTTATTAAATTTTTCAAAACCCCTTGACAAACGAGGGGTTTTGGTGTATAATATATATGTAATCAAAACACGGAGGTAATTAACATGAAAAGATACTTAGTATGGGGCAAACTTGATGGTAAGTACACAAAGCTGATGGCACTGGCTGATAACGAGCAGAGCGCAATCGAGTCTACTAATCAGCGTGTTGTTGATGAGTGCCTTGGCAAGACTTGGAAGGTTGAATCCGTGTCTGAGATAAGGAGGTATAAGCCCTATTAATGGGACGACGTAAAAAGATTGAAGAGCCAATGGCAGACCCTGTTGAGCATGATGGTCTGCCATTGATAGGCGAAACGGCCGTGTGTCCTATATGTGGTAAGCTATTTGTAGTTACACCTGACCACGCCTATATATCTCATGGTTCATATACTTGTACGTGGGAATGCTTCTTGGGTGAAATTAAGAGGAGGTTATATGATAAACAAAACACGAATGAAGTTGATTGAGCAAGTGGCAAAATCTTCTATTTATCCTGAACTTCAAGGCACATTCAAACGCGGTAAAAATTGGATTGTTACCAATGGTATAATAGTTCTTTATTTTAAGGAAAAGCCTGATTTACCAATAGTTAAAGGCAAGGATTATGATTACGACAGTATTCTTGATATGCCGCTCGGATGTTGTGATGCACCACCACCAGATATCGATGTTTTGAAGCAGATTGTTAAAGAAGCTAAATATACGGGCGAGGATGGAATAACCTATCTCCCTTACGAGGTTTTTCCAAATATCTTTGTTAATCCTAAACTTCTTTTAGATATGGTCAAGATATTTCCTAAACTGTATGCCATAAATTATACGGATGGGTGGCGACCTATAGTTTTTATCGATGATGATATCGATTCGCCCGACAATTACGGAGCTTTGTTCACCATTCGCAAAGATGTGCATATGCCTTACATTAGTTTAGTGGATGGAGAATATGAAATAATTAATCCCAACATGGGAGAAAAAACAAAACAGGAGGAAATTTAATGCAATTTTACAAAGACGGGATTTGTTCGGTGGCGATTATTCCTAAGTCGGAAATCACCGTGATTGACTTCGCTACTTGTAATCAGCCAGCAGAAACAATTGAGCAATTCTACAACCGACAGAAGGTGAAGCCAACAATAGTAACTAACGGTGGATTCTTCAATATGTCAACACGTAACCCGGTGTTTAATTACGTTGACGAGGGAAACGCAAAATCAGCCAATGCCAAATACAAATGGGGCATGGGTGTTGTCGGAAACAATCGGCTTATTTATGGTGAATTAAACAGTCGTAAGTGGCGCGATTTTGTGTCGGGTTATCCTAACCTGCTTGATGATTCACAAGCTGTGACAATCACCTTTGCTAAAGAAATCAACTACAAAGCAAGGCGAACACTACTGGGTTATGATGACAAGCGTGTAATACTTGTGTGCGTCGATAGTCCCGGAATGAACCTCGTTGAAGCACAGGCTTATATGAAGAAGCTCGGTTGCAGATTCGCCATAAATCTTGATGGTGGTGGCTCGACGGGAATGCTTGTTAATGGTGAAAAGAAGACTTCTATCTATCATAAACGTGCTGTTGACAATGTTGTTGCAATCTACACAAAGGATGCTTCGCCTAAGCCCACACAATCTATCTCAACGAACAAGAAAGAATCTAAGGGTATTGACGTATATGTCGGTCAGGGTAAGATTGACTGGAAACAAGTAAAAGCTGATGGCGTTGATTTTGCCATGATTAAAGCCTCACAAGGTTGGACAGAATCGGGAACGGGATATGAATATAGACTGTTTCGGGATAGGAACTTTGCCACTAATCTGATTGGTGCATACAACGCAGGAATCAAGTGTGGTGTATATCATTACTTTACTGCCGAGACAGATTCACAGGTTGCAGAAGAAGCAACATTCCTGCTTAACACCATCAATCCACATAAGGATAGAATTTCGCTGTGGGTTGCTGTCGATGTTGAAAGTCCTAAGCATTGCGATAATCAATCAAAATCAGAGCTTACAGCACGTGTTAAGAAGTTTATGGAGATAATTAAAAAAGCTGGATATAAAGTTATGCTTTATACCAATCCTAATTATCTTAAGTATAAGTTTGTGCCCAATGCTTTTGATGATTGCGACATATGGCTTGCGCATTACAATGTGTCAAAACCTCATGCAGTTAAGAATCTTAAGATGTGGCAGTATGGACTTGGCACGGTTAAGGGTATAGGAACAAAATGTGATATGAATAAGGGGTATTTTGAAATATGAAAGTAATTAAGAAAAACGAAGTTGAGACAAGTGAATATCCAAAGCGTATTGTCTGTGACCATTGCGGCGCAGAGCTTGAATACGACAAGGATGATGAATTTGTTGGTCTGTGGGGCATAAGAGCAGTTTGTTGCCCTGAGTGCCATGAGTGCGTATGGGTTGGTGAAAAGCGTGAAGTAACTCCTCAGTGGTGCTCCACCTTTGATAAAACTGATTACTCAACTGCAAAAGAGCTTAAAGACGAAGAGATTCAGGGAATGATTGACAAATGCTACGCAAAACTTATGTCAGATGAATGGAAGCCCGGAGATTTCTATATAACGGGTTGTGGCGATACACTTATCTTCGGTGTTAAGTTTGAAGATGAGGTTAATGTATACGTCACCAGAGATTATTGGGAAGACACTACGTGTCTATGAGGTAAGATATGCCAACTAAAGAGGAATTAAAAGAATTACAGTCTAAGTCTCTTGAGGAAAAAATTCAGATATCAACTGCAAGAATTATTGAATGGTATGAGAACTGGGAGGGGCAAGTATATATAAGTAATTCTGGTGGTGTTGATAGCACTGTACTCAGTGATTTGGTGCATCGGGTTTATCCTAATGTACCTGACGTGTTTGTTGATACAGGACTTGAATATCCTGAATTAAGGGAATTTATCAAGAGCAAACCCAATGTAATTACATTGCATCCTACCATGAATTTCGTTGAGGTCATTAAAAAATATGGGTATCCATTAATTAGCAAAGATGTTTCTGAAAAAGTATACGATAATAGAATAACTCCAAATGGATACACCAAAGATAGATTCAATCCTAATTCTGAATACAACAAAAAATTTCCGCAGTTTAACATATCTAAGTGGAAATTTTTGACAGAGGCAGATTTTTTGATAGGGGATAATTGTTGTGATGTGATGAAAAAGAAACCCGCTAAAATTTTTGAAAAAAGAACAGGGCTTCATCCTTATATTGGAACGATGACAGAAGAATCGCGTATGCGCCGATCAAGATGGTTAAAATATGGTTGTAACGCCTTTGATGAGAAAAGGGCAATATCAACACCATTAGCTTTTTGGACAAAAAATGATGTGCTGCAATATTTGTATATAAACAAAATACCCTATGCCTCTGTTTATGGAGACATAGTAGAAAAAGATGGCAAATATATTACAACCAATCTACAAAGAACTGGATGTGTGTATTGTGGTTACGGACAACATCTGTGCAAAAAAGGCGAACAGAACGCCTATCAAAAGCTCGCCATAACTCATCCTAAGCTATACGACTACTGCATGAAAGGCGGAACTTTTGTAGATGGTCTATGGCAACCCGACAAAGGACTCGGCATGGCAAAAGTCCTTGACTACATTAACGTAAAATGGTGGAACGATGGCGATGAAGAAAAACGTGATGAATATAGATGTGTTTACCACGAAAAAGAAGAAGCCGAAACACAGCGTAAATTAACAGAAAGCGAAGCAAATGAATAAACCAGTATATCTTGATTATGCGGCATCCGCCCCCACAACATATTGGGGGTGGGATTATAACACCGGAACAAACTATAACCCCAATCAGCCTTATGCAATAAGCGAACAGAAACAACTAAAAGAAGCTGAGTCGATTGTCCTTGAAGCCCTTGGCTCTAAGACAGGTCATGTCATCTTTGGCGCAAACGCTACTGTCATGGGTAAGTATCTTGCTGATTTGTACAGTCATTTTTTTGAACCATTCGCCATCAGTGCATTTGAACATGATTGTTTAGCTTATATCACCAAATATAAGCCTGTCAGTCCCTTTATGTTTGTTGGCAAAACCATCGAGGGATTGAAAAGATGGCTTAAAGAGACCGAAGATAGAATTAAAGAATCAACTGAAACTTGTTCGCCTTGCCCATGTATATGGATGTTCGTCAACAATCTCACAGGGCAAATTATGCCTGTTCAAGAAATAGGCAATCTTGTCCATCAATATGGTATGTACATGGTCTGTGACCTTACGGCAGGACTACACAATGAGCCTGTTCCCGACAATATAGATGATTGGTGCGATGTAGCTATTTGGTCAGGCTCTAAGGTAGGTGCTGAGAAAGGTACAGGCGGCATTTGGTTTAGCAATAGAGCATGGAAGGAACATTGTATAGGGGGTGAGCCTCCGCTTCATTTCGGTACGCCCAACGTGGCTCAAGCAATGGCACAGGCAAGAGCTATAGAGCATTGTCAGAACGAAGTATCGAGACGTGTGGGCAAAGATACATGGACGGGACGATATATTGAAAACAAGTGGAATGACCTATATATACGACTTATCCATGGAATAAATGATATACGCGATGATTACGAAGATATCATCAAAGCGTTCCGTTGGGGAAGCCAAGAGTTCAGTTTGGGCATAATAGGGCTGTACCTGCTCGATATCAATGCAGACGCTTTTCAGCAGTTTGCGTCAACGAGGCAAGTTTACTTTTCCGTGTTCCATTCGGCGTGCGCAGGACAAGGCGATTATCGTGTGGCAGAAGCATATGGATTAACTAAAGAACAAGCGGCGCATTGTATCCGGTTGAGCTTTGGATATGAGACGGACGAAGAAGATATTGATAGATTTCTTGAAGTACTGAAAGAATTTAGGGAGATGTTCTGCTCCGATGGTGTTTGTGAAGCTAAGAAGGAACTTGCGGGACGTGGTGTTCCGGTTGGATTAAGCAAGTAACGTTTACAAAAAGTTCATAATAAAATTTGCAAAAGGGCTTGACTTTTCAAGCCCTTTGTGCTATAATATATATGTCCTCAAGAGAAGGACGAATACATAAGAAATTAAAGGAGATAACAATATGACTTGGATAACAACACCCGGCAGAGACGAGCTTCTTCATTACGGTAAAATCCTTAACGATGATGAAATCGAGAAGGATGGGCACTTCATGAGGTATCGTGAGATTGAATATGGCGGCACAATATGGGCAATGAAAGAACGCGATGGCGAAGTCAGTTACATCGCAGAAATAGGGAGGATTAAGAAATGAAGCAGGAATTTGATATAGTCAAGGCACTGCATACCTTGACTTATGACCTTGAATCGGAGAGCGGTCAGTATAACATGGGCAAAATGTATACTGCCCTACTTGATAGGTGTGCCGAGGAAGCTGTCAAATCTTTTCATCGTTTGGCAACAAATAATGACCATCTTCGCGCAAAGAGAGTAAAAAGGTCTTACGTCCGTGACGAATGGGCAAGGATTGACAGCGACCAACGTCTGTTCAAGCGTTTTAGAAAGATGTGCAAAGAATATTACGCTCACTTTTTTGACGTATTACTACACAGTACAATTGATTGGGATATGGATTGCGATACGTATTTTAGCTCATACGATGTGGGCGGATGTTTAGCGGGCGATTTTATTGATGAGTTGTTGAATGACTGATGGAAAAGATAAATACCCGAACACTCAAACAGCAATTAACCCTTGGGGATTGTGAAAAAATCTTAGCAGACCTAACAATCCCTATTTACTCCAAAGGGGATAAGACATGGAGACTATACACAGGTTGCCACCATAAAGACGCTTACAAAGGCGGTCACAATCTCATCTTCTACACGGACACCAAGTCGTTTCAGTGCGTCACTCAATGTAGTTGCTCGTTTGACATCATAGGACTGACACAGCGTAGGTTGAAAACCCTTGAGAAACCTTGCACGTTCATGGACGCTATAGGGTTTATCGCCAAATCAACAGGCAAAGAAGTGGGCGATTACAAGCGTATAAGCAAACAGCCCAATATATGCGATTGGTCGGGACTTGAGCGGTTTGTGCGTATGCGTAAAGGCGATAGCTTACTTAAGACATTTGACACTTGTATCCTAAACGAGCTTGAATCAAGCTATTATGAGGGCTGGATTGATGAGGGTATCAGTATCGAGACACAAAAGAAGTTTGGTATAAAATATTATCGCCGTACTAATCAAATTTGTATCCCTTGCCGGAATCGTGAAGGTGAGCTTATAGGCATTCGCTGTAGGAATCTTGACCCTGAACGGCTTGAGGCGGCTAAGTATATCCCATTAATAACGCTTGACGGACAATCATATGCTTTTCCAACCAATCAAGTTTTTTATGGGATAAATTATACATGGGAAGCAATTGAAAGAACTCAACAGATACTGCTTTGCGAAGGAGAAAAAAGTTGCCTCAAAGCCAATGAATTCCTTGGGCGTGACAACAATTGTGTGGCTCTATATGGTTCTCAGTTGGGCTTAAAGCGTAGAAATGAGATTATTAAGATGGGCGTTAAGGACGTTGTTCTGTGCCTTGACAGCGACTTTGTGGGGCTCGATACGCCTGAATATGACAAGTTTGAAAAGAAGATGTTTGATATAGCGAAGCAATTCAAGGGATACTGTAATGTTAGCGTAGTGTATAACAACATAGGGCTTGAGAACTGGAACAAATGTAGCCCGTTTGATGGGACGAAGGAGCAATGGAATATGTTATATGAAAATAGGGAGGTTATTGAAGAATGAAAGTTTACGAGGTTTATGAGAGAACAGACGAAAGTTGTGGAGAGCGAAAAACTTTTTTGCGTGAAAGAGATGCGCAGGCTTATAAAAAGCATCTCAAAGGAAATTGGGTTATTGCTGAACATGAGATACTTGGAAAAATACCTAAATATTGGCGCATTGATGGAGGGCAATATTACAACTCACGTAGTCACCCCGATGAAAGGATATGGACAACGCTTCATGTTGAAACATCTAATCAAAGAAGTAAAAACTGGATAAACATAACATATTATAGAGACAGTAGATACCAAAGGAAGTTTGGTGTATACGCATATTTGCCCTTTGAAGAATTTAGTGAAGACGAAATAAAAGAGAAAGGTTGTGAACTTATTAAACAAATACAGGAATATGTAGAGAGTTGTATAAAACATCATATGACAACTAACCAGATTAAAGAAAAACTAAAATCTTGGGACGAATTAAAAAAATGGAAATTCGATGAAATAGAATATACGGAGGAAACTGATGATTAAATATTTTTGTGATTTCTGCGGCAAAGAGCTTAAACGCGACACCCCTGAAGCAAAGGGTTTAGCAGTAGGTGATAAGTTTGGGTCTTCAATGGAATATTACGATATATGTAAGGATTGCCTTGATAAGATTTATGAGATGATTGAGGATAAGAAATTAAGAGAAGAAAAATCTTAAAAATTTTTCTCAAACCCCCTTGACAAATCATGATTGATGTGCTATAATATATATACCATCTTAGATGGAGAAAGATTGAGGTAATAAAAATGGAAGTTATGGGTATTCTGAAGTTGGTTGTGGTACTTGGTTCATTAGCATTCGCTATTGGCGCAACGTACTGGATGGCTTATGATTTTGGCAGATGCGCCCAGAAGAAAGCAATGTGGAGAGATATGGAAGATTTTCCCCAGAAATACATTGAAGACATCAAGAAACGTGCTGAAATCAGAAAACAAAATAATATGTTTTTTGCACGACTTGAAAGAGAAAGAGAACTCGAAAAAACGCTAAAAAAGAAAAAAGCAAAGATGGCAATTGATAAGATTAGACATATATTCAAAAAAGACCAAAAAGAAATTTAAGGAGGAAAATAAATGACCGCATTAACCATACTTGCAATAGCCCTGTCAGTTGGCGCAATTGCCCTTTGTGTATGGACAGATTTTCAACATTATGAAGAAGACAAGGCTACACTTAAGTTGATTAAGGAACACAATGAAATTATACGCCATATGACCAGCTGTATGGGGCTGTTGGAGCAGAGGATAAAGATGTTGGAACAAGAGGTTAAGAAAGGAGAAAACGATGGCTAAACAAACTACCAAATACTATCAAGAATGCGACTTTTGTCATAAGGAATTTGAGGTATCTTTTGGCGGTTTGGATTCCATAACCCTTCCGGGGCGTTACGTTGACACGGATGGATGCCAGTGTAAACAGTGGATTAAAGCTGATATCTGTCCCAAATGTAAAGAAAGACTGCGTGAATATTTAGCAAAAGTCGTAGACATCAGGGAAGACGCATACTATGGGACGAACATTCACTGGCTTGACGACAAAGGAGAAAACAAAGGAGAGAAAAACGATGAGTGAATACATCAGCAGAGAAGCAATGCTCGAAGAAATTGCAAGGCGTGAACCACTAATGGTTGACAATAAGATGATTAGCATTGACGCGCTTCGGGCATTTATCATGAATCGCCCTATTGCTGATGTTGAGGAAGTAAAGCACGGACACTGGATATATTATCCTGAATGTGGTGTCACCAAATGTTCCGTTTGCCATCGTAGCGTCGAGGAATATGTAGAATATCCACGCTGTATGTTCTGCGGTGCGAAGCTGAATAAGGAGAATGAACAATGAACAACAAACAAGCATCAGGTGGAATCGGTTTCACAGGTCTGCTGACGATAGTCTTTATTATCCTGAAGCTATGCGGCGTTATTGCATGGTCATGGTGGTGGGTGTTGTCTCCGCTGTGGATATCAGCGATATTGTGGGTGATTTTAGTGGTCATCGTATTACTTGCAGGAGGGTGGAAATGAAAGGCTTTATCGAAGTGACCACTGAGAATGGAACACACTTGCTGAATATGAAGTATATCGAGGACGTGTGGGAAGACGAAGACGGAGAATGTACGATTTATTTAGCGTTCAATGCTCCGGACGCAGTTAAGCAGGATTATATTCTTCCTTACGAGAGCTACGATGAGGTGAAGAAGAAGATTGAGGAGACTACAAAATGACAATACGGATTTATGATTTTGATGATAATGCCATTAAAATTGAGATTCCCGACAAGCCTATTAAGCGTATCGACGCAATTGTCCTGTCAGGCGATGAGACCGGGACGATACGGTTCGAGGACGGTACGCGGTTCGATTTCGATGCGTCGGACGACAGGGACACGGAACTGGAGTATATCGAGTCGAGCGGGACGCAGTATGTGGATACGGGGGTGGTGCCGAATAATAAGGGGGGGAGTGCACTATATTGATAAGAACCGGATCGAAGCGGCGGTGAAAACCTTACGCCGCCGAACTGAGCGCGGCGAAGATAGATGAGGAGGACGAAAATGGACGCAGTTGAATTTATCGTAACACGTGACAGAATGTGCAAGTCGTTTAACGGCTGCTGCAACGGTTGCGAGGTAAAGAAACGTATGGGTGCCGGTGACATGTGCATTTATTACATGGCACGGCAGCCGCAAGAGGTTGTCGAAATCGTCGAACGGTGGGGAAAAGAGCACCCCCGGAAGACCCGGCAGAGCGAGTTCCTGAAAATGTTTCCCAATGCTCAAATTTTTGAGGGAGTATTGAAAATTGAGCCTTGCGAATTGATTGACTCAAAGCTCAACTCAGAAGAGTGTCATTCGTATGATGAATTTGGTCTTTCGGGGTGCTATGAATGCCGGAAAAATTACTGGCTCGAGGAGGTTGAATAATGAGGTGTCCTGTTTGTATAATTGGATTTATCTTAATGATTGTGGGTGTTTTTGCGATGTTAATTGATGTATATGAGCGCAAAAAGCATCTTATAAAACCTACTGCGTTTGGTATTTATCCATTTGCTGGAGGTGTTGGGCTGTTTTTATCAGGAATTATTTTTATGGCTATATGTCATAGATAAGAAGGCTGAATAATGGGTACTTTCATCAGCATTGTCGGTTTCATAATTTTTGTTTTGCATTGAGCTTAATTATTGGCAATATAAACAGCTTGGCAGAAAAAGTTCATTAGTGTTAATGATACTAATGATTGTATGTTGTGTGTGGGATATTGTGGAGGTAATTATATAATGCGATACATGGGCGGCAAATGCCTTATATCAAACGAAATAGCGTCTATAATTAACCCCTTCACTTGGGGGGGGCTGGATGAAGAGCATCGACCGTTTGTGAGCCTATTCTGTGGCGGTTGCGCCATTGAAGCTAAAGTCAAAGCTGATATCAAGATATGCAATGATATTCATCCTTACCTTATCGCCATGTGGAAAGGCTTACAAAATGGATGGACACCACCTGACGCGATAAGTAAAGAAGAATATCAATATATAAAAGCGCGCAAAGACGAAAATCCAGCTCTTACAGGGTTTGTAGGATTTGGTTGTTCGTTTGGCGGGAAATGGTTTGGTGGCTACGCACATGATAAACGTGGTGACGATTATTGCGGTCAAGCTAAGCGCGGCGTGCTAAAAGATTTGACAGGATTAAAAAGTGCAACGTTTGTGTGTGACGATTATAGAGATGTGATGATTCCTGAGCACAGTGTTGTATATGCAGACCCGCCTTATGAAAAATCAACCAAATACTCAACAGGTGATTTTGACCATACGGCATTTTGGGATTATATGCGACAGCTCGCCAAGCAAGGTCATAGGGTATTTATAAGTGAGGAACACGCACCTGATGATTTTAGGTGCATATGGCACAAGGAAAAGATAAGAACATTGAAAAAGGATGATAATGTAAATATGGTTAGAACAGAAAGGCTGTGGACAATTTGAATGATGAGCTAATCTACGATTCCGTCATGGTTCAGTTGTTCAAAGATTGGTTAATTGAAGAATCCCGCAAGGCAGATAAGAAAGCCTACCATGTCGGTGGACAATTCAATCTTGGCTATGCTGCGGGGCTTGATGCTTGCTGTGAAAAGATTTGTTGAATATGTTGATGGGAGGTATAAGGTATGAACAATGACAAGGAAGTGTGCGCACTTGAAGAGATTCATAACAAACTCTCTCAAAGGATTGAAGGAATTTATGCCACTATTGATTGTCACCTTGATGATAATGACATAAACGTTGATATATCTTTCCTAAGAAAACTTTATGCGGAAGCTAAGGGACTGCGCGAAGCTGACAAGATTGTTTATGATAAGTTGAAGGAATTGACTAAGGAGGATGAAAATGTCTAAGCAAGTCCATGAAATAGTTTATACACTATGGCTTAACAATATGAAATTTACGAGTTGTGGTCGATGGGCATATAGCGACCCTGCGGAATTTATGTGGAGTGATATGGAGTTTAAGACTTTTGATTCAATCTGGGACTGGCTATACAGAAATAGTATATTTAATGGCGTATTCGCAGACTATACTTTGTTCAAGAAGCGCAAGCAAATTGTCACTTACAATGGTAATGTTACTGCAAGAAATTTCCAGTCGGCTTCAATCACAGCAAAGATTAATATAATCAAAGAGCCTCGTATAGAAGAACTAATGAATCAATTGCCCGCGCGTGAATTTGCACAATTTATGAGTGATAATATTGGGGAGGTATTAACAGACGATGTGGCACAAGAGAAGTGACCGCCCATTGCCCGCTTTACATGATGGAGATAGAATCAAACTCATACTTAAATTTCCTCAATATTTTGGGCATTTTGTCCCTATAGGATCATATGAAGTTTGGGCTGTATGGGATGGGTTGAACGAAGAATTTTTTGAAATAGAAAGTAAGCATTATATATGTGATGAGGATATCGCCGAATGGTGGGAGGATAACAAAAATGAGTAACGTAGACACTAATCACGATCTATGGTGTGATAATTGGCGTATTTATCAAAACAAATTAGCTGATAAATATGTATATCAAGATTATCTCACACGCGAACAAATTAAGGTGCTTTATAAAGAGCATCCCCAACTTCTTATTGAGATTTTAAGCTATTTCAGCACAAAGGAAAAAGAGAATATAGTTCGAAATCCCTCGGATAGCATTACTATGTATTTTACGCCCCGCAAGGACGAAGCACTTGATATTACAAGAACAAAGTGTTTTGATTTACTTGATGCAGCAGATGCAATCAGCGAAGTATTAGCAAAACAACTCAATTACAAGGGTTGGGTTGAATAAAAATTAAAAGGAGAAAATAAAAAATGATCAATTCAATTACAGATTATATCAAAGACGGAATGTTTTTCGAGGCAAAGGACGGTTCAAAGGGATATATTTATGACGTATCTTTTGACATCGCCATAAGAGATCGCATCGTATTTAAGATTGTCGATGTAGACGGTACTGATCGTGGGGTTTATATGAATAATTTATGTATGCTCTACCTCGATTTCGAGCGTATCGGCACACTTGTTTTCAATCAACCAAATCCCAAAGAACGTTTTTATAGTAAGTTAGGAACAGTAATTTCGTCCAATACACCCAAGTCATCCTTGGTTGATATAGCGGAATAAAAATTTTTAAGAAAATTTCTTAAAACCTCTTGACAAATAATCAAATATGTGGTATAATATTGGTAGTCCAAAAAAGGACTACCAATTTTGATTATGAGGTGAGATTATGAAAAATTATTTTCTTGTAACTGAAATTAAGGAAGGCATCATCTATCCCATCATGCGCTATACGCTAACCAACGATATGCTTCTTAACCATAAGGGATGGGAGCGCGTTAGTGTAAGGTCGGTTGAACCTAAGACATATATGGCGATTGATAAGTTCTGCATAGAAAGCGAACAGAGCCAAGTGTATGGGGATATTGAGAGCCTGTTAGGGTATATCAAAAAACATCCTGATGAGGAATTTGAATGGTATGCGCCAAGTTGTGGAAGGGTGGGAGTCGAGATTGATGAAGAATAAGAAATGGTACATTGTCGTTGAATATTGGGTTTCGAATAACGAAAAAGATTTTTGGATAAATAATTGGAAAAAACTGACCAGTAACAAAGATTATGACCATTCAAAAGTAATGACACATATTGAAGAAATTGAACCTGACGGTGATTGGCAAAGAATTCCAAAGAATCAATTCACCATTTCCTCCAAGGATGGGTGGTTTAAGTTTACGGGCAATTTAGAACAATGCCTTGATTTTATAGAAAAAATAAATGACGCGGAATGTTGGGAAGATTGGGAATGGTCGAATAGAAAATATGGGGATATTTATGTGGAGGAGGATGAAGATGAGTGAAGAAAAAGTCGCGAAAATTTATAAGATTACTAACACGGCAAACGGTTGGGTGTATATCGGCTCGACCTTGGCAGATAAGATTGAAACGCGATTAAAAGGACTTTTTAAGAGCGCACGATGTGGTATTGAATCAAATCTTATGTACACGGATATGCGTGAACAGAAAAATGAAGACTTTACGATAGAGCTTATAGACACTTGTGAGCCACGACATCGTTTCATGATAGAAGAATGGTACACACGTGACGCTTTTAAGAAATACGATAAAGTCTACAACAAAAAAAGTGGAAACGCAATAGATGAAAATACCGCTCAAAGAATATCCGAATCACATAAGAAATACGCCGTAGAACATCCCGAGGCATTCGACGAAGAATTTAGAGAAAGCTGTGCTCGACCGGGCGAAAAAAATGGTATGTGGGGAAAATCGGGTGAAAACGCCATAAATGGCAGAAGCGTTTATATGCTCGATGATAATAAGAACGTAATAAAAGTCTTTCCGTCTGTACAAGAAGCGAAAAAGTTCCTTCATACAAAAGCGCACTCTGCGTTATGTAAAGCTTGTAGGGATGATACAAAATACAAAGGGTATTATTGGGCTAAAGAGTGGGTGAAAACTTTCGAGGAAGAAAAAAATGATTAACACATACGCTTCCCTGCATGGACACTCCGAATATTCTTCAGCAGTCTTACGCTTCCCGGACGCAATAGGTCATGTATCCGATTACGTTAAATGGTGTTATGAAAATGGCTTATACGGCTATGCCATTTCAGACCACCAGTCTGTAGCAGGATATGTTGACCTTGAGCAAGCGATAGATGAAATTAAGCCCGAGCGTAAATTTGTTCACATTTTTGCTAATGAGTTTTACCTTATAAGCAAAGAAGAAAACGACCTTGTCAATTCTGAAACAGAACGTCCTACGTATTGGCATTTCATGGTCTATGTCAAAGATAAAATAGGGCTTAAGCAGATGTATGAGCTTTCATCACGCGCTTGGTTAAGAAGTTACACATATCGTGGATTACTTAGAAGACCATCATTTTATGACGATTTTGAGGAAGTGGTGGGCAATGACAAAGGGCATTTACTTTGCAGTTCTGCTTGTTTAGGCGGCAGACTTCCCAAGTACATCTTAAATGATGACGTTGAGGGCGCATTAAAGTTTATTGATTGGTGTCAATCGACTTTTGGGAAAGAGAATTTTTATCTTGAATGCCAGCCTTGTCATGATGATAACGCAGAACAGATTAAAGTAAATAAAGCTCTTTGGCAATTGCATACACAGTTCAACGTACCAATTATCGTCACTACAGATAGCCATTATATGCGTCCTGAGGACAAACTGACACATACAACATTCCTGCTATCCAAGGATGGTGGAGATGGGCGTGAGCCTGATAAATTCTATGCAACAACCTATCTATTCACGCCCAACGAACTACGGGATATGCTCCACATATGCTTTAACGATGACCAGATTGATGTGTTGTTTCAAACAACAATAGATATAGCGGACAGGATAGAACCTATAAGATTACAGCACAAAACCAAAGTTCCTGCATTGCCTAAAATTCCTGAGCATCAAGTTAAACACTACTACAAAAAATATTACGACAGATATCCCAACATTAAATATTACGCTAACAGCTCTAATGACCATGAGACTTATTATTATTCAGAGGTAGAAAAGGGGCTTTACAAATATGCTTCCACTCACGACATTAACCTTGAAGAATACCTTAAAGAGATTGACTGGGAAATGGAACAAGTCAAAGGACTGGGCGAAATATTCGATGGCGAATGTATGTGCGATTATTTTACGGTCGTACAGAAGAATATCGACCTCATATGGTCAGAGGGCGATAGTCTTGTAGGTATAGGGCGCGGCTCTGACGGTGCATATGTCACTAATATGCTCCTTGGTATAACAGGTATAGACCCTATGCTACCTGAAAATCGCGACTATTTTCCGCCTTGGCGTTTCTGTTCAACCGCACGCAGTAACTCCTTGTTTGATGCAGATATAGATATTCAGTCATTCAAGAAAGAGCAAATAATCAAGGCAATCAAAGACTATTACGGCGACCGACGCGTGTGTCAAGTAGTCACATGGGGAACGTTATCAGCTAAAACCGCTCTTGAGCGTGCCGGGAAAGGATTGGGTATACCCGATGATGAAATAGGCTATCTTAAATCTCTTGTTCCCTCTAAACGTGGTGCAATATATAGCCTTGATGATTGTCTTTACGGCAACCCTAAAAAGAACAGAGATAAAGTACCTGAATTTATTGCTCAGATTGATAAATACCCCAATCTTCTTAAAATAGCCAAAGCATTTGAAGGTATGAAAATAAGTGCGGGCGTTCATGCAGGTGCGCTCAACATCCTCAAAGATGATTTTACTGAAACAGGCGCATTTATGGTAGCACCTTCTGGCGCAGTAACAAGTCAATACAATCTCCATGCCGCGGAGTATTGTGGCGATCTCAAACTCGACCTCTTATCAATAGACGCGCTTGAGTGCATCCGGTCATGTCTTGACCTTTTACTTGATGATGGCTTGATTAAATGGCAAGGCAGTCTTAGAGCAACGTATGATAAATATATCGGCTGGGACAATCTTGACTTTACTACTAAAGAGATGTGGGATTTGTTGCCTACAATGCTCAATTGTTTCCAATTCGATTCACCTGTTGGCAAAAAAGCGTTAAAGCAAATAGGTGTTAACAATCTTGATGAATTGACCCTTGCTAACGGTCTTATGCGTCTATCAATGCCAAACGGCGAACAGCCTATGGATAAATATATTCGTTATCGTGATGATATAAACGAATGGTATAAGGACATGACCGACTATGGATTGACCGATGAAGAACAAGCCATATTTAAGCGTTTATTAGGACGTTATTGTGGAATGTGTATATCACAGGAAACTATGATGATGTGCCTTATGGATACAGAAGTTTGTGGCTTTTCATTAAAAACCGCAGATAAAGCGAGAAAAGCTATAAGTAAAAAATCTGCTGACGCACTTGCAGAAACCGAGAAAAACTTATACGAGGGCGGTGCTAAATGCGGGCGTAGTAAGAAGTTTCTTGACTACTTATGGAACGTACAGATAGAGATGTCCAAGACCTACGCGTTCAATTTTTCACACGCACGCGAGTACGGGACAGAGTGCCTACAGGAACTTAACCTATATTACTACTACCCCAAAGCCTATTGGAACACAGCCGTTATCACCACTCAATCGCAGTCAGACGATGAACGTGAAAATGCTTCAGCGGCAATTGATTATGGCAAGATAGCACAAAGTATTTACAAGGCGTGGAACAATGGTATTAAGGTGTCTTCCCCTGACATCAATGAAGCAAAGCAGTCATTTGCAGTTGCTCATGATAGAAAGACAATCTTATATGGACTCGTGGCAATTTCCGGTATCAATTCCGATATCTCCGCCCAAATTATCGCCAATCGTCCCTACACGTCCGGAAAATCCGGAGCAATACCGTGCATTGGTGAAAGTTTTGGGTGATTTCTACACTCGTAACACCTATCCCGGTAGTCTTGTTACAGCTTCTAAAATCAAGCAACTTATCAAGGCAGGATGTTTTGATTGTTTTAATCCTAACCGTATATCCGTGATGAAGGAATATATTTGCTTATCAACGCCTATTGTAGCAAGCGTAAATGGGCAAAATTTGCCCGCAATCCTGTCAAGCAAGGTATCTATACCCCGTAACCTTTCCGCGCCTTACAGGTGGCTGAAATACGTCTGTAACAAGCAATTTTTATACGGCAATCATCCCCAATACAAATCCAAGAAGCTCTATTGGCTTGATAACCGTGCGCTTAAGTATTTTAACGATAACCTTGTCTCATCACTTACAGAATCAGTAGATTATTGGCAGGAAGATGACCGGACAATAGTCGTTGATAAGTCACTTGAAAAACTACTCAAGCCTTCAACAGACGCGCTTATGCAATATATCAATACCCCTGAGTTTCTTGACAGCTACAACAATACACGGCGCAAGCAAGCGTATGATGACTTCATAGACGGTGTTGAAAACGTCAACCTTTGGTCATTTGATTCATGCTCATTCTTCAGTCACGATCATGTATTAGCCCATGTTGACTACAAAGCATATAATCTAAGCAACTATAAAGAACTGCCCGAAGAGCCTCAATTTGTTGAGCGCAGTTTTCGTGGCAGAACATGGAGACAATACGAGCTATCAGCCATATGTGGCATAGTTTTGTCCCGTACAGACGCACATCATGTTGTTACCATACTTACACCAGAAAATGAGGTTGTCAATGTCAAGTTCAATCAAGGCACATTCGCATGGTATAAACAGCAATTTTCAGAGGTCGACAGTAAGGGCAAAAAGACAGTACTTGACAAGTCATGGTTTAATCGTGGTACAATGATTGTTGTAGCTGGTTATAGACGCGGCGACGAATTTGTTGCTAAGAAATACAAGAATAGTGTGTATCAGCATCAAGTGGCTTTAATCGAGTCAATTGATGAAAATAATAATTTAACTATAAGGAGTGAACGTTATGGAAGAGACGAAGAATCAACCGACTATTGATGACAGCGGCGAATTTTATGAGATGATGACAGGTTTCAAGAAAGAGCTTGAACAAACTTTCAACACATCGTTTGAATATGAAACCCAATGGGTATATATGGCGGGCACTTGCGGTTGGATTGATTGCCTAAGACGTGCAAGCGAAACCTATTGTCCCAAGGTTTACAAGCTGTACGATATTTTAGGATGGGTTGAAAGCGACTTATTCGACAGTTGGCTAATTGATTGTGCTTTAGCTTTTGATTTATGCAAGCCAATGGACGAAGACCCTAACAGATAAAAATTTTTCAAAAAATTTTTCAAAAACCTATTGACAAATCTCTGAGGATGTGGTATAATATATACATCCTCAGAGAAAGGAGGAGTAACCATGAAGGTAATAGTTAAGGAAGTTATTGAACATTATCACGTCATTGACGTTGATGATGAAATAAATATAGACGATTTCTATGCCGTACTGGACAACACCAATGTATCGGCGGGAATCGAAGAATTAATGGAAGGGATGGATGAACTTTGTGACAGACTCGGAACGTCCTGTCGACTTCACAGAGATGGAGCAGGGCAGGAAACAACGTCTATGGAAATCGAAGATGAATATGATGAATGAGGTGATTATTTGGAATTAACACTATATACAATCGGTTGCCCTAAGTGCAATATCTTAAAAAAGAAACTTGACTTAGCACAAATTGAATACAAGATTTGTGATGATGTAGAAACGATCCGTAACAAGGGATATACTGTTCTACCTATCCTTGAAATAGACAATACCCCTTATGAATTTGGCAACGCAGTTAAATGGGTAAATGAAAGGATAAATAATGAACATTAATATCAAACTTGACAAGAACTTTACAATGCAGTTTAACAAGCTGTATAATGAATTTGGAACGGAACTTGCTAAACTTAATGGCTTTGCAGATGAACAACTAAGCTACACAGATTTTATTGATAATTTTGTTGATAAACAAACGGTAGCAGACGCAAGCATTGACGGTAATGCAAATGTGGGAACTAAAGACATTTGCTCCCTTGAAAGTGAAATGTCTAAACCTCACAGTAAACTTCTGGCATTCAACAAAATTTATTATGAGCTTAATAAAAAGTATGGTTTCAAAACTGCTAACTCATGGCTTCGCAATGAATGGGATGGTCATTTTTACTTGCACGATGCTTCATCGTCCTCTATGAAACCTTACTGCTTTGCTTACGATCTTGAGAATCTTGTTAATAAGGGGCTTTACTTTGTAAGCAATTTTAATGCTCAGCCACCTAAACATCTTGTAACATTCACTGATTTTGTTGGTGAATTTGTTAGCTATACGTCAAATCGTAGTAGTGGTGCGTGTGGACTTCCTTCTTTCCTTGTTTATTCCTTCTATTTTTGGAAAAAAGATGTAGACAATGGTTATTACACAGACACCCCTGAACGGTATCGTGACCAAGAATTTCAGCGTATTGTGTATAAGCTAAATCAGCCTTACCTTAGAGTTAATCAGTCTGCCTTTACGAATTTCTCCATTTATGATAGACCTTATTATGAAGCTCTGTTTGGTGGTAAGGAATTTCCGGACGGCTCTTTTATGATAGATTATGTGGACGAGTTCATTGAATATCAAAAGGCGTTCATGAAAGTTGTTGGTGAAATTCGTAATCAGAACATGATGACATTCCCTGTTCTCACTTACTGTCTACTTCGCAAGGAAGGCAAATTTGTTGACGAGGATTTTGCTAAGTGGTGCTGTAAGCAGAATATGAAATGGGCTGATAGTAACTTCTTTATTAGCGAAGATGTTACATCGTTGAGTAACTGCTGTCGCTTAGTTTCTTCTGTTAAAAATTTAGGATACTTTAACTCGATTGGAGGCACCGCTCTTGAAGTTGGCTCAATCAAAGTCAATACGGTAAATCTTGCTCGTATTGCCTACGAATCAGCCACACAAGATGATTATATCGCCCTGCTAAAAGAAAAAGTTGACCTCTGTATTAAGGCTCTTGATGTTGTTCGTCATATTATCAGTCGTAATATAGAAAAGGGACTTCTGCCTAATTACACCTATGATTTGATTCATCTTAAGTCGCAGTATAACACCATTGGTATCATAGGTATTTACGAGACGCTTCAAAAGTTCGGCTATGTCAAAAAAGATGAAATGGGCTATGCTTATTACACCGATGAGGGCATAGAGTTTGGTAAGAAGATTTTTGAAGCAATCCATGAAGTTAAGGATAAGTTTGCAGAGGATAAGGATTATTCTATCAACATCGAACAAGTCCCCGCTGAACGTGCCGCCTCAATTCTTATGCAAAAAGATAAATTCTTCTATCCAAACGAAAAGTATGAACTTCCTCTGTATGGAAATCAGTGGATTCCACTTGGTATCAAGACCTCAATCCATGAAAAAACACGTCTTAGTGCAATCTTTGACAAGGCTTGTAATGGCGGTTCAATTGCCCATGTAAATATTGACGCGCCATTTACTGATTTTGACACAGCATGGCGTATGCTTAATTATATGGCTGATAGTGGTGTTCCTTACTTCGCTTTCTGTACAAGAATATCGGCGTGTGAAAACAATCACGGTTTTTATGGTGATATATGCCCTATTTGCGGCAAGCCTAAAGTTACAACCTATCAGCGCATAGTTGGTTTCTTAACGCCTGAAAAGACCTATTCAAAGGAAAGAAAAGCTGAATTTGCCATGCGTGACTGGTTTGATTTAAGCAACGGTGATTTTTAATGCGTGTAACTAATATTGTCTACGAAGATTTTGTAAACTACAAAAAGCCCTCAATGTTCTTAGGTAGTATTAGTTGTGATTTTAAGTGCTGTGTCGAAGGGGAGTTTGAAACAACTGTTTGTCAAAACTCCTCTTTGGCACACGCCAAAATAACTAATATATCCAATTATGACATCTATAATAAATATACACACAATCCAATAACGAAAGCTATTGTAATAGGTGGATTAGAGCCTATGCTTCAATGGAATGAAGTACTTGACTTGATATATTTCTTTAGGACTAATGGTTGTGATGATGATTTTGTTATCTACACAGGCTATACAGAGGATGAACTTGAGCAAACCGTTCTTTGGAACTTTAAGAAATTCAAAAACATCATTTTCAAATTTGGACGCTTTAGAATAAATGAACCACATCATTACGATGAAGTATTAGGAGTTGAGTTGGCAAGCCCCAATCAATACGCAAAGAGGATTTCATGATAAAATACACAGATGATACAGAACTAAAAGAACAAATTTTGCAAGCCCTTAAGGACAATTCCGGCTATTGTCCATGTCGCATAGACCATACACCCGATACAAAGTGTATGTGCAAAGAATTCCGTGATATGATAAAGGCAGGACAAGAAGGAAGCTGTCATTGTGGCTTGATGATTTTTACAAAAGATAAAAAGGAGAACAATTAACATGAGTTACGCAGAACATCGCGATTGCACAGCAATTCGTACCTACCAATCAACTAACACTGTCAACTATTACCTTCGCATAGGCAAGGATGATGAAAATACCGTTCTTGTCGCTTCAATTGAAATGGACAACAACGATATGCCCATTCCGCGCAAGGGTGAAAGGATTATATTTGATATCGATTCCCCCATCAATCTTAACCCTGAATATGAAGACTATATCACAGCTGGCGAAATCTATAAGGTCAAGCAAGTCATTCATTGCTACAACGGCACAGAAGCAAATCTTGTTGTTGAGGTAATTATGGAGATTGATGATGACAATTGATGACATTATAAGCAATGTCTGTGTCTATGGGCTTGAAGCAAGCATCAAACGCTCTAAATATCCAATGTCCATAGACACCAGCACTTGCACTTCAGAAGTTACCAAAACTATTTTCAATCTTGCCCAAAGCCCTGTAGGCTCAGGTCATGATAATTGGCTTAATGGTATTATTGTCCAGTTTGATTTAACTTTTACCAACAAGGCATGGGTAGAAGCTGAACGTTATCATTTCCTTGATTTTGTGTCCAGCCAATCAACTATGCATCGTATTACAAAGTTCGACCTTGATAAGGCTTATATTGAATATACAGACCCACGCATGATTGAAATTATGCAACAGCTTGTAGACCAATACAACACAAACCCTACGCCGGACAATTATCTTAAGGTGCTTTATTCAAATCCTGCTGGATTCAAGCTTACTGCGGGCATGACTACCAATTATCGCCAGCTTAAAACCATCTACTATCAAAGACGACAACACTTGCTTCCTGAGTGGAAAATGTTTTGTGAGTGGTGTTTGACTCTCCCGCTCTTTGAAGAACTATGTGTTGACCGCAACAAATAATTTATGAACAATTTGTGAATAATTAAATTTTCTCTTGACATTTTGTTCAAAATATGGTATAATATATAAAGGGTCAGAAGGGGTAGCTAACTTCTCTGTTTGGAGGATAGAAGCCGTTTCTTCTATCCTCACCTAATATTATCTTTGAACGGAGAGATAAATAATGGAACATATTATTTTAGAAGGCGCAAAAAGAAACAAATATCAGCTATTTACAAATGGCGAAATTATTGCCTTAGGAAGAGTTGGAGCAAGAGGATATACAGTAAAAGATAAAAAATTAAAACCTTGTATCAGAAACGGTTATCTCAGCTACTCCTTAAATTTGGAAGGAAAAACAAAATACTATTACTTACACAGACTAATAGCACAAAATTTTATCCCAAACCCAGACAATCTACCTTGTGTAAATCATAAAGATGGCGATAAACTTAATAACAATATAGATAATTTAGAATGGTGCTCTTATAGCCAAAATAACAAACACGCTTTTGAACATAACCTAAAACAACCAACAATATTAAAACATGAAAAACATTGGAACGCAAAATTGACAGAAGAAGATGTTGAATGGATAAGACAACATTATATAAAAAATTCTTGTGAATATGGTCAAGGTGCGTTAGCAAGAAAATTTAATACTTCCCGACCGAATATTTATGATATTATAAATTATATTACATGGAAATAAAGAGGAAAATTAAATGAAAACAAATCAAATTCAAATTATTTATCATGACCCTGATATGCCCAAGTTAGAATTTATTGAAGGTAAATCCGATTGGATAGACCTTAGAGCGGCTAAAGACTACACCCTATACCCCGGCGATTTTGCCTTGATTAACCTTGGCGTTTCTATGAAGTTGCCGGAAGGTTATGAAGCCCATCTTGCACCACGTTCATCAACCTTCAAAAAGTGGGGGATAATACAGACCAACTCTGTCGGCGTAATAGACAACAGCTTCGCTGGCAACAACGACATATGGTGTATGCCTGTTTATGCAACACGCATTACAACCATCCATAAGAATGACCGCATAGCTCAGTTCCGTATTGTGCCCAAGATGCCTCCTGTTGATATAGTTAAGGTTGATACCCTTGATTCACCTGATAGAGGTGGTTTCGGCTCAACCGGAGCAAATTAACCTAAACAAAAAAGGGGGTAGCCCATCACGGACTACCCCTTAATTTATGAACATCAATTTACACACCGTTTACAATATACTGTTGATTTCCCTTGAAATCTATGGTATAATATATACACAACAAAGGCGAAAGCCAAAAATAAAGGAGATAAACAATGAAGAAATTAACCATCTTACTCGCCGCACTTCTCGCTACCATGACCTTCAGCAGTTGTGACCTCTGGTCTGAAGCTGATATAGTCAACAAAAACCTTTCCAAGCAAGCACGTTACTTCGAGTGCCAGCGTAGAATAACCGTCTACAATGCTCGTACAGACAACATCATCCTTGAAATGGAAGGTTGTATGGATATCTCCAACAACCTCCATGATGAACTTGTTGTAACAGTTAAGACGGGCGAGGATACGTACAAAAAGAACTACATCTACCTTAACGATTATACGCTCTACGTAGTCGAGGACATTACCGGAACACTTACCAACCCTTATGAATACAAGATATACTTCCATACCAATCCTCTGCCTTACGAAATAGAAGTAAAGAAATAAAGAAAAACCAAAAAAGGGGTAGTCTGTTATAGACTACCCCTTAACATTTTATTTACAACTTTTTTCTCAAAACCTCTTGACATTTTCTTTCAAGCGTGTTATAATATATATGTAAACAAGAGAGCCAATCATCATGAAAACTCTGTGTACAGCAAGAGTTTTTTAACCGACAAGACACGGAAAACTTGTGAACGACTATTTACCTACCGTTCATAAAATCATGTTGATTTCCTCTAAAAACTATGGTATAATATATACATAAAGGCGACAGCCTAAAACAGAAAGGAATTAAACAAATGACCATCGCCCTTACCCTTAACAACATTCAGGTAGCTATCCTGCACGCACTACTTGGACAGGCAACCACATCAACCATCACCAATGCAGTACGCAATACTTATGAAGAGTACCTTGTCACTGAATCCAACTCAGCTGTCTGTGGTGCATATGAGCGCGTAATTGCCTATATGAACAACCATCCATCCCATGTACCATTTGGTGACGAAGACAGTAAGCTCTTTGACGCTCTTGATGACGCTATGGCACTGATTGGTAGAAATTTTAACAAAGAAAAGGAGAACTGAGATGAAAACAATAACCTTAAGTTTCACGCCCGATGAAGTCCGTATGCTTCTCATAGCGATGGGGTCTAAACCCACCATTATGCAGGAAAACCTTAATCGTGTCAACACATTCTTCCCTAAACTCAACCTTCCGAAAGATTACCAGTCTGCTTACCTCGTCGACAACGACCACGGTTGGGATATAGGCGCAGACCTTTACAAGAAACTGATGAGTGCTTGCGAGGATATTGCCCATGAGTGAACCAATGATTGTCTTATGCGACATCGACAACACCATCCTCAACACGGAACAGCTGATAGTGGATGAATACAATCGTCGCTATAACAAGTCCATTACCCTTGATGATGTGACCTGTTGGAACTATTTCAGCGATAAAGTTGATGATGATTTCTTTGAATTCTTGACCAAGCCAAAAACATGGGATGATGTACAGCCTATTGAACCAATCTGTGAGCTTATACGGACAATGGTTGCTCAACCTGATTATTTCACCGTGTATCTTGTCACAGCAACCAGCCCCCTAAAAACAGGGCTTAGGGAAAAGCTCACAGTAGCGTCTGAGGCAACAGGCATCGACAAGCATCACATCATCACGTGCAATGATAAACATCTGCTCATGGGTGATATCATGATTGATGACTACACCAAAAATATTGATGATACGTTGTGTAACGATTGTTGGTTGGTTGATAGACCGTGGAACAAAGAATATACAACATCTGATAACTATTCGACCACTGCTGATAAATTGTCAAACAATTTTAAGGATTGTTGGTTTGCGAGTGTATATGTAAAAGAAACTCTTCGTGAACACGAAGCAAAGTTGCCAAAAGAAATTTGGCGTTTAATTCCTTAACAAAAAATGCCCCGGACGTTAATCCGGGGTATAATATTAGTTGGATGTCGTGGAAAACATTGAAAACAAATACTTGACTGACGTCGCACCTTGGTATTTCCATTTCATGGTGGAGCGCGGTTTAACAAAATAAAGCTGATATTCGTTTTGAGCATATCCTTGCTTTGCGCCCGATATTATTGTAAAAGGACGCATTGATATAAACTGGTATCCTTTCATGTAACGATCTTTCTCTTCATAGTCGACTATTTTCGTCAAAAACCACGGTTCGTAATTAGGATTTTTGTTAGAAATCATCATGCGACCAAAGCCTATATTATCAACTCTGTCATTTTCTGCAAGCCATGTCATACACTCTTTTAATCCTGCATACCTACTTGGGGCTTCCGGCGTGAATGACCAAAGCTCATTAAAATTCGCATTCATTACGTGAATTGCTTTAATATAATAAACTCCAAAATCATCCATATTTTCGGAACTGTCTGGGTTTATCATTTCACACCAAATCCAAGTCTCAACGCCGTCATTGACCGATACTTTGCCGTTTTCGACCTTAAGTCCTGCACCGGTAACAAAGCCGCCGCACGGGACTTTGTTCATTTCATTAGCCATAATCTAATCCTCCTAAACAATTTTATAATGGGGCTTTTCTTCCCCAAAAAGTTTCCATCTTAACCAATCATCAAGCAATATCGCAATCAACGAAATTAAACACCATAGCAATGTAAAAGGCAAGCATATCTGCCCCAACACATTAAACGGCAGATTGCTATAATCCCAGACATTCCACTTAAGCCACAGGTTTAACACACATCCTGATATAAATTCAATCATGGTAATAATCTGACCACCAAGTATCATCTGCACAATTAACGGCACATCCCAAGGTATAATTTCATTGATTGCGCCTACACAGAGGAACGCCAATCCACCTACAAAGAACATTGCCCAGTGGGAATATCCACGCCACAAAATTTCCATCATGACGTAAATACTCCCACCAAAGCAAGTTAATATGAAGGCTTCTATCGCCTTTTTCATGATGCTGTCGCACCTGAATCAATGAGGGCTTTCATTGCCGCCGTTATAGCGTCAAGAGATTGCTTAAGGTCAGCGGGTAATTCATCGCCATAATGAATCGCCAAAATATCCGCTTTTTCCTCTGTGCGATTAATCCATTGCTTAAGATGGTTAAAATAGGTCGTATGATAAGTCTTCCACGCAGTTGCTGTATTGATGATATTCATAATATCCTTAGCGTCATACAATCTGCACAACTTTCCATCTGCGTGATATGGGAATTGTGTTGCTCCTGCCTGAACGGCTTTTTCAGCAGTTGCTATGTTAATCTGGTCTTCTGCCGTAAGCGCGAAATGCTCAACAGTGCCATCCTCAAGTGTCACGTCACATCCCTTAACAATCGCTCTTGAGCAAGCCTCATCGCACTCAGCAATCTTACGTTCACGATAAGGGTCATAAAGTTTACCTTGATAGAATGTGCCGGTTTCATCATCGTATTGCCAACCTTCCGGGGGTGTAGGACGGATGAATCTTGCGTCACCTGTTTCAGTTGGGTCATATCCCCATCCTTCACGGACGATATCGGGTGCTTCTACAAACAAGACATCAGGTGGATACCGGTCAACAGTTGATTCAAGAGTCGGGTGAACCGGGGTTGCATCGTAGTAGCATATATTGTTAACTATTTGAAATATTTTCATTTGATTAATTATCTCCTTTTGTTCGGGTTATTCTTATCCATCTATAGAAGTCCATGTGACTATACAGATGCCGTCGCCACCAGAGCCACCTTGACCGCCTACGTATCCTTCAACGTATTGACGTCCTGCACCACCGCCGCCGCCACCTCCTGCTCCAGTTCCTCCATTACCACCTGAGTAAGCTGTTGTCATAGACGAAGTTCCTGCGTTACCGCCTTTTCCACCGTTGCCATTAAGACCATAGCCGCCACCGCCACCACCACCTCCGCAACTTGTATTATTCATGCCCCCTGTGTCCCCACCATTGCCACCAATTCCGCCGTAGCCACCGCCGCCCCCTCCGCCGCCATATTTACCTGAACCGCCTTGACCTCCTGCGCCTGTATTTCCTGCAATAGACAATCCAGTGCCGCCATTTCCACCTTTTGTGGTACTCCCTGCTTCGCCATTATTTGTTGCGCCTGTTCCGGGTGTGACGCTATAGTTAACTCCTGTCGCCGCACTTCCTCCGCCACCGCCATAAGTGCCATTGCCGCCATTACTGACATAAGTACTAACACCGCCCCCGCCAGAGCCGCCATTGCCGCCACTAACGTAGTATTGAGCAACGCCACCGCCATTTGCACTTAATAGATTACCAAAAGATGTAGTGCCACCTGCACTTTCTGCCGCACCACCTTTACCTATGGTTACTACATAAGAAGTACCCGGAGAAACAGTAAAAGATTTAAGTGCCATTTCTCCCCCTGCGCCTCCGCCGCCCGCAACAGTGTTAGAAGTTGCTCCTGTTTGTCCGTAGCTATCACCGTTTCTGCCGCCTGAGCCGCCGCCCATAACAAGCACATTAATAGCAGTGACGCCACTTGGTACAGTCCATGTACCTGATTGAGTAAAAACTTGAGTGTGTGAAGTTAATTTTCCGCTCCATCCTTGTACACACCATCCGTCAAGTCCAGCTGAATACATCAATGTAGCCCATACACCTTGTCGTAATGTCAAGTCAAAAGGTTGCCCATCAAGACGAATTAAGGGCTTTGCACCTGTGTTGTTTACATTTAGAGTAACACCCTGTTCTGTATCAAACAGAATTTTGACTCTAACCACAACTCCGTCGAACAACGTAAACACGTTCACGCTCAACGTCATAGCCGTGGCAGTTCCACCAGCAACACCTTGCGCTCTAATGTTTCTATCCGTCGCAGACAGCTTTTCAAGAGCTGTGTCCAATGAAGCATCAGGTAATATACCTAAATTATTTGCTATCTCATTATTTATATGAACTTGCTCAGAAAGCGTTTCAGGATATATAGTATCATATGCTGTCGCTGAAACCTTTTCTTGCCAAGTTATCAATTGTTTTGCCATTTATTTTACCTCTTTATATTAAGGTTTATTGTTCATCACGCGACCAATAGGTAAGGATACAGATGCCTGAGCCTCCAGAGCCGCCAAGACGACGCGTAGTTGTTCCGCTTGTTGTATTATTAACACCACCACCGCCGCCGCCAGCAGCAATGCCTCCATTTGCGCCTTTTCTGTCAGTGCCACCGTCTCCTCCATTACCATTAGGACCATAGCCGCCGCCACCACCAGCTCCCGAATAGCCATTGCCACCTTTGCCTCCATAGCCGCCACCGCCACCGCCAGCGTCCCCACCGTTACCGCCGTTGCCGCCGTAGCCACCACCGCCTCCTGCTGCGCCGGAATAAGCGCCGCTAAAGCAACTTCCTCCATCACCACCGTAACCACCGCCTCCTCCACCGCCAGCGCCTGTTCCTTGTATTAATTGTCCCGAAGCACCTCCATCACCATCGCCTTCAAATTCCAATCCTTTTCCAACGGTATTTTCACCGCGACCACCTTCCACTGAATATGGTGACGCTGAATATCCACCGCCGCCTCCACCAACCGCATAGTTTCCCCAAAGATCACTATGGTAAATCGTCCCCACACCGCCGATGTAAGTTCCGTTTTTACCACTTCCACCACGATAATAAGCTAATGATGCTGTAACTATTCCTGCGCCTGATGCACCACCTGCGCCACCGCCTCCTCCGTATGTGCCACCATTACCTCCATTGGTTCCATATGAATCATAAGAATTTTGATATGCGAAAACTTGACCACCACCACCGCCGCCGCCATAAGTGCCATTACCACCCTTACACCTAGTGCTAGATCGATAGTTAACACATCTATCTCCCCCACCGCCAGAACCACCATTGTTGGTTGAACCGCCGTTCGCACTCAGCAGTTTTCCAAAGGCGGTAACGCCGCCTGATTCGTCCGAAGCGCCTCCTTTACCTATGGTTATAGTATAAGAACTCCCACCTTTTATAGCAAAAACTTTGTGTGCCATGTGACCGCCACCACCGCCATATCCACTGCTTTTGCTCTGTTGTCCTCCAACGTTTTCGGCAGCAATACCTGTACCTCCACCTGCTCCACCACCAAACAGCATAACATCAATCATGCCGCCTTCAATATCATCTGGCGCAGTCCATGTGGTTGTTTTTGTAATTATTTCTTTATGAAACGTAAGTTTTTTCCCCCATCCTTGAACAATCCATCCATTCAAGGTACTTGACCAAATCAGCGTAGCCCATACATTCTCACCAATTTGATAAGGGATATTTGCGCCATTTTCAGCAAGTATTGGCTTCGCGCCTAATCCATTGACGTTAAGTGTAGGATTATCTCCTGTGGTGGTATGAAATTTCGCCCTGATAACCACACCGTCCATATCGTCAAGGGATGTGTATTGACTTCCTATGTTAAGATTATATGCTGTTGATGTGCCTGTGGTTGTGCCTTGAGGAGAGACGAAATAATCAATTTCGCTCATCTCCCCAATAACGGTTGCACCATCAGTCGTGGCAACGCCAACATTATTAGCAACAGTCTGGTTAACACCTGTTACATTCTTTACATGGGTTTCCGGATACTGAGGGTCATACCCAGTGCCGTTAAACCTCTGCATTAAAATTTTCTTTTTGCTCATGACTTCACCTTAAAATAAATCTGCCCTGTCGTCAAATCAGCAGGAGCTGTTGAGGACGTTTGAATTTTTGTTGACTTAAATGTGTCGTCCTTTAATTCTTCAGTGTTGACTATATAATTAAACAGGGTGTTCCAAAACGCGGCAGTTGTGGCAATATTTTCAAAAGACGTTCCTTGCAACACAGCCAAAGCCTCTGTATACTTGCCTTGTTGCATAAGCTCAATAAAACTTCCCCAATCTTCGCGTTTGGATATATTTATATCACTATACTTAAAATTTGATGTGCCCATTAATCCACCGTCCCTGTCACCTTAAACCAATAATCCCCAATCTCCTGTGAAGCTGGCTGAGTTTCAGACACCACATATGCAGGACTGTAACGTTTAGCAAATTGTTCCTGCAAAGCAACAAGGGTGTCCCATGCTGTGTTCATAAGAGAAGTTGAGATTATTTTGTTTTGATAATTAGGGATAAGCGTAAGGATTGCTTGCGCTTGCTGTATATTGCCCGATTGCATTGCGACTTGAAACTGCTTGACAAGTGCAAGGTCGGACGCTGTTAAGTCTTCCATTGTTGGAAATCGTTCTATACTTGATGGGTATGAAGTACTTATGATAATCACCTTCTTTTAATTGGTTGTTTCTGTTCCTGCTATAAAATTATGGTTTATCTCTGCGCCCGCTACAAATGTGCCTGTCCCGGCGTTGGTGTAAAAAATTCCGTTCACGGTGTCGTATAGCCCGAGCGTGCCGGAGGAGTTTTTGCAGGGGATGAAGTCACGAACTTTTCCCACGGCAGTGCTGATATTGCAGCTGTATATCTCCGCCTTGCACTTCCATTTCGGCGCGTTGCCTTCGTTCTGTGCGAAAAGATACACGGTCGACGCGGGCGAGCCGACCGGAACGCACGTCGCTGTCGTCCTTGCCGTGGAATCTGCGGTCTGCGAGTACGTCGCGCCCTTGCCTGTCATAAACGCGCTTCCTGTCCATCCGCATTGAAGGCGGTTGTTACCATCAACATAGGTCGCCATCACTTCGAGTTCAGCTGTGCCCACGGATACGAAACGAAAATCAATAAATGAATCGGTGATATCCTTCGCCGGAATTCCCGTATCGATATACTGCATCCCTGTTGATTGAATATAATTCAATTGAGTATATCCTTCAGGAAGTATAGGCTCAGGCTTAGGAGTAGGGCTATAATACGCATAATAGCTAATCGCATTAATAGTCATCGTCGTATTATCGCCATATGACGCATTAAACGATTTTACCATATACTTCTTCTGTTTGCTTGAGTTCTTGGGCGCATGAGATACAAGGATATTTACATCAACCCACGGTATCGGTATACACGTAAGAGCTATACTGTCGTTCAACCGACATTTCCAATAAATCTCAAGTTTAGCCCTTTGTAGAGCCAACTCATCAGACATAATATTGTCATAGTCACCGCCGCTCAAAACCTGTCTAATCATGCCCACTGAACCATCTACATAAAATGGCGATTCAGGGTTATCATCTGTCGCGATAGCCTGTGCTTGTTGATGCCCAAGGAATAGATAGGTATTGTTTGATTGATAAACTGCGACATAATATACATCTTTATCAAGATTTTTGACGCCATTTCCGGCACTATCCACAAGTCTTCTTGCCGTACCGTTGTTGACTTTTATATAGGCGCTTGTCGCAATGTTTGTCGTGGGCACAAACCCTATCATGTTACCCGCTTTTTCTGTATACCCTGCTATGGTAAGATTCAATACGCCACCTGATACGCTTGTTGCAGACGGGAAATAATTTACTGTATGGCTCTTGCCGTAGACCTCTATATAATTCTTAACGCTCTCAAAATCTGTCGTGATATTATCGCTCATGTTGACATCATTCCACAGCGTATCATCAATCAACACAGGGTCATTATCACCACTCGGAATCTGGTCATAATGGAAAACGCCATTGACGTCAAAATATACTTGATAATTGGGCAGAATATCCCTAAGCTGTTTAATTATGTCAAATACGTAACCGCCTTGATTAACTTGAATATCATATGGCACTGCTTGTATAGAACCATCGATATTTGTACATTCGTTGACAACATATTTAGTGAATCCTGCCAACTTAATCGCGGCAATCATCGCTTCACGAACGCTTGAGCCTTGAGGAATAATCGTAGGCACACCCGGTAAAGCACCATTGCGTACACCCGTGAGCTTAGACATCAAATCAAGCCCTTGGAAAGATAGGGTGTTGTTTGTCGCGTCATAAAAATACGTAGGCGTATTAATAAGGTATATGCCTTGATTATACCACTGTACCTCGCCTGTATAGATATTTTCATATCCTACGTAAGGTTGAATGAAATTGCTGAGCCAAACTTGACTTCCTGGCTCTGGCTCAAAGGAACTGTCCGTTACCACAAAGCTAACTGAGCAACTTCTTCTTAAGTCTGAATCGGCATTAACCGACACATCAAATGAAATAAGGTTTCCGCTTATTTCATTTACAACGCTTAAGTTGAAATTAAGCACATTTAGTTTTAGATACTTATTAATAAAAGGTTGTTTTACAACGTTAAAATCTTCTTGATTAATATTAAGAGGCATAATTATTCACCTTTAGCAAGTCCGGCTTTAACAAGGTCATCCCTTGATTCAGCGTCACCAATTTCCGTCCAGCCAAAGCCAACAGATACAATACCTTGACCATATTCATTGGCATATGACGTTTGCGGATTAGATGTGACATAGCACAGCCATTTATTACCGTTGTAGTCCTTAAGAATCTTTGCTTTTTTGTTGGTCAAGAACTTAATCAAATTGTCACGTTTGCGAACAATCGCCATGCGGTCAATATTTCGTGACTCCTCATAATCATCAGGTAGCACCATTCCGGTAACTGAGCCTGTTTGATAATTACTTAGACCATTGCTAATAACAACAGGATACTGGCGACCAAGAACAGTAAAAGTACCAACTTGTTGAGCAGTGTCGGTTGTGCCATACTCCACACCCGCATAAAATTTAATAATAGTATCCACGTCACAAACAAACACACCATCAAATTGTGACAAAATAGTAGAAACAGCATATTGCCCCTCCACATTACCATAGACTGGCACGTAAGCATATTCATATTCTACATCGTTATAGCACAGGTTGTCGTTAAATATAAACGAAAGGTCGTCAAGGCTTGTAACAGGATAAGATTTAATCAATATCCAGTCAAACGTACCAACAGGACGACGTTTAATCCTAACCTCGGTAATTCCCTCAGACAGCTGGTCGACATTACCGCCTGATATATTGTTGTCAAAATTACAGTCAAGAACAGTATTATAATCCCATGCTTCAGGTGGAATTGTTGACGTTATTGACGTGTCTGATGATATGTTAATATGATTAAATATACCGTGTTGAATTTTTGTTGAAGTTAATCGTCTAATACTGGTTGGATATGGGTCAAGGGAGTTGATATCATCTACAAAATTATATCCTACAAAATTTATCATTAAGTTGTACCCCCTGTTGTTGTTTGTTTAGATAGTGAAATAGAGTATAGATTGTTAATACATTTTAAGGTTATCACATATAAACCCTCAGTATACGCTATTTTTTCACCCACTAATTCATAACCATGAATATCAGTAATATCTTGTTTAACTGTTAAACAAGGGCTTGCTTTTAGTCCTGTAGGCTGTCCTGCGCTATTTCGCTCTACATCACATTTTACGCCAACTTCTATAAAATTACCTTTGGCGTTAGTAAGATAAGCACAAGGTGCAAATATTGTAGAGAATTCGGTTTGAGGAACCAAAGTTTCATCCCCAAACGAACCCCATATACGTAGTGTAAAGTTTTCAGGAATTTCATAACCTTCTGTCCATTGAACGTATTGATTTCCTTGCAGTTCTACAACATTTTCACCCAAAAGTGTCTTATAATTAGGTGGCATCGGATCGGCTTCACCATTAATGCCAATAACATTCGCTTGAACAGTAATGTATCCGTTTTTACAGTTATTGGTTAGATATAAACTTGAGAACATACCCGGCTGTGAATACTGTACAAATACAGTCTGCTTGCCCGTGGTAATTTGTGTTCCTTCAACAGTAACAGCGTTAACTTCTACCACATAATTTTCGCCATTGTTAAATCCACTAAATGTATAGGCGAACACTGTAGGAACAGTTGTGGTAGTATTATATAGCCGCCCTGAAGTAGATATCAGTGTTCCAGCGGTTGTATAAAGATTGAATACGTAACTGTCAAGAGCTTCACCTTCAGCCTGATTATATTTTACCTCAAAAGCGAAACTTGCACTTGGAATAATGTTTGCTGTAGGAATATTATTAAATACAAGTGTTGGTGCTGAATAGCAATAAAATTGTATAATATTGGACGCGGGCGAAAAATTTCCTTGCGCATCCATCGTTTGTATTGACGCTTGATAATACACACCATTTGTCAAGGTATTAGCAGGAACAGTATGCTCAAAAGCATAAGAAGTTTCCGTCCCATCATATACTGTTTCAAGTGTCGCATTATTCTTAATTGTTAATTTACTACCTGTTATTTGCGAACCTGAATAAACGTTAAATGTAAACACATGAGCTTGTGTTGCATCGAACGCGTTTTGTTGCATCAAGGTAGGTGTAGTTAGTGCCACAACATCACATCCTTTTCATCATGGTACTATTGTAAAAGCTGCTGACATATTGCCCTGTGGGGCAAATACGGGATAGACTTGATTAACTGTGGGCGTACCACCATATACAAGAATGGAATAAGTCTTTCCATTAATAAGCATATCGCACTTATTACCGTTGACTTTAGCAACTAAGCCTGTGTATATTTGCGAAGCACGTTTGTCTATTTCCCGGTCAACAATTATTTTTATCGCTTCAAGAAAATCATTACTTTGATTCATTCTTTTAGTTCTCCATTAAAAGGAGGGGTTGCCCCCTCCTTATATCATGTTCTTGAATAAGCCGCTTGATAAGCAAGGTTCTTAAGTTCTGAAACAAATTCTTTGGCATTTTGTACATTAGGCAGTGATACATTGCCAACATTAATAACATTACTTAATATCTCTTTGCCCTTATTCAACATCTTATTCACAAAATCGTTAGGTTTCTGTGTACCCCAATCCATAAGATTCTCGGTCATATGGGCAGGAACAACACCATCGCCCTTGTTTAGCACTCTAAGTTCTGCACCCTTTTCACCGACGAGCGACAAGCCGCCCCTTGCCGAGGTTGTGCCCTTGGCATAATGTGACCACTTGCCTGAACTGGAATCATACGTGCCTTTCTTAGACAGCATTTCATTAAGCTCAACATTGCGCTTATGAATTGCTTCTCTTTCCTTATCAGTACTTGCAAACCACCATGCTTGGCTATTTGCTTTCATCTCGTCAAGGATTGCTTGGTCAGGGTCAACCTTAGTTGCTGTTTGAATTGTGCTACTTGGTGAACTTGAAGTTTCAAGACTATTAAGGCGTGACGCCAATTTTTCAAGGTCTTTAACATTCTGTGCATATCTTTCTTTGAAATCATTAAGATTAGCAATGCGCTCATCCCATGTCGCCTTCTCAAAATCTATGCCATATTGTTCAAGGGCAAGAAGTTCATTTTGGTTATATTCATATTCGTCAGTAAGATTTGCCCAACCGTCTTTATAGTCTTGCCACCTTTGCTTCTGTTGCTCAAGTGCCGCTTGTGCCGCTTCATTGCTTGCAAGTTCCGCGTCACGCTGTTTCTCAAGCAACGCCACACGTTCGTTCAAACTCTGTTGACGATTGTAGTTATCAAGTGCCTCTTGTGCAGAGGTAATAGCATCTACATCGTCTACATATTGGAAACGACCATCCTTAAACACGTACTTCTTGGTTTGTTGAGCTTTCGCCAGTGCCTCAAGAAGTTTCTGCTTTTCTATTTGGTCGTCAAGAGCTTCATTGGTTTCTTTGAGCTTATCAATTTGGTCTTGATAATTGTCCTTAATTGCATTCGCTTCATCTTTGAGCTTATTAATTCGCTCATCAATGTCGTCTATCTGCTTTTGAGAATATTTCTGGGCATAAGAGATAACAGCATTAAGATTGTCCTGTTCAGTCTGAAGTTCTTGCTGTTGAAGTTTCAACTTTTCTTTCTGTCTCTCAAGAGCCTCTTCTTGCGCTTTCTTTTCAGCTTCAGCCGCCGTTTCTATCTGCTTTTGCTTCCAAGAATAATACTTTTCTTCATACTTCCAGTACTTTTCAAGATATTCCTCGTCGCCCTTAAAATACTCATCGGACATCTCTTTTAGGCGTTCATAGTAGTCTTTCTCACTAATCTCGCCCATAGCCAAAGCGTGTTCCATTTTAGCAAGCCATGAATCAAATTCATCTTCATGTGCTTGTTTTGCCGCTTTTGCTATTTCATCGTTTTGCTGCTTTTCCCAATCCTTTTGCTTCTTTTCCCACTTGTAGACAATCTCTGCATACTTGCGATACTCAGAAAGATATTCAGATTTGCCGCCATAGTATTCTTCGTTCTTTGCCTTAAGAGCGTCATAATATTCTTGCTCGGTAATCTGGTCGGTATTGAGTAAATATTCCTTTTCGTCAAGCCAATCGGCAAAGGCTTGCTTATAAGCTGTGACTTGAGCTTGAGCTTCCTGTTGTGCCGCCTTTGCCGCATTTTCAGCCGCTTGTTGTTGCTCTTTAACCTTCTTTTCATAAGCTTGTTGTTGCTCTTTAACCTTCTTTTCATAAGCCATCTGTTGCTCTTTGGAAAGATTCTTTTGATATTTGTAGATAGCTTCTTCAGCTTTCCAACGCTCATCAGTTGAGATGATAGATTCTTCTGTGTACTTATTAAGCATCGCTTGAAGTGACGCATAATAATCAGCCTCTTGAATCTTACCTGTGTTAAGGGCGTGCTGTTGCTCTTTTAACCATGAAGAATAGTTGAATTGATAGAAAGGCTCTTCTTGTGCATGAGATGTACCCGGTGCTTTTCCGCCTCCAAGCTCCAGCGCCCATGCCTTGCCCGCTTTTTGCTTAGCGACGATTTTAGAGGCTTCTTCGGCGCTATAGCCCATCTCTTGCCAAACTTTTTCAAGTAGCTTTAATTGCTCGTCCGATTCATCAACAGATTTTTGAGTAACCGCTATACTCTTCTTTAGTAGCTCAATTTGGTCTTCATATCCCGATATTTTGGTCTCAAGGTCTAATTGCTCTTTTTGAAGAGTGCGGTCTACCTCCATCATACCCCACCCATCTTTATCGTAATAAGGAGAGCTGGGACGAATATTCCCCTCACCTGCTTGTCGGCGATAAGATAAGTTAGCGTTTAATCGCTCTTGTGCCGCTTTAAGTTGCGCTTCAATATCAGTTTTTTGAAGTTTCTTAGATGTTAACGCAATTCGAGCCTCTGCTTGAGCTTTTAAGATACCTGATTTTTGCTCTTGAACAGCTTGTTCAACTGCGCTCTTACGCCATGCTTCTATATTCGCATAAATTTCAGTCGTTTGTTGCTTAACCTTACCTGTAACCGAGTCTATAGAAAGATTCAAGTTTGGAATAAGTTCGTTAAGCATATCAACAACGTGTTTATATTCTTGAGTTACTTCTCTACCCTTATCAGTTTCTTGATTTAGCTCCTCAAGACGCGCCGCATATTTACGTGCAACATCAGCTGTGCTATTTGTCGTCTTCTTTGTTTCTTCAAATGTTTCATTGACAGAATTAAGAGAGTGTTCAAGAGCGTCAGACGCATCATAAACCGTATCATGATAATTTTTCCATGCCGAAGCTCCTGCAATTACCGCAGTTGTTATACCCGCAATTGCCGCCGCTACAGGTAATGCCGCCGCCGACAGTCCTGCCATAGCGGTTGTTACGCTTGTTACACCCGGTAAAAGATTAGCTATAAATTTACTGCCAAGACTAATAACACCTGTTAGCGTTCCTGTTAACAATCCGATTTGAGTAACAGTTACACCAAGGTCGCTATTCAGTGCCTTAAGTAAACCAGTGCCAAGGTTAATAATAAGTTTAACAAGGTCGGAATTTACGACAGAGTTGGAAAAAGCTTCCCATGCGGATTTGAACTGCGAAACTTTTGCGGCGAGCGAGTCCATGTACTTCTCGTTCTCTTGTACAGCCGAACCCGCCGAATTTAATGCAACTTTATTAGCCTCAAGAGCGGTATTGAAACCGTTCATAAGGGCTAAGAAGTTGTTAAGTTGGTTTGCACCCGCTGATGTTAAAGCAATATATTCTTGCTCATTCTTACTTAGACCTTGCCATTTTCCCGCAAGGTCTGAAAGTATATCATATGTGCTTCTAATTTGTCCTTCTTGGTCAAAAAGCGCAATATTTAATCCTTATCTATGCTCAAAGATTTCTATTAGCTTTTTACCCGTGGACGATTCTTCATCCAAAATTTGCGAGTAGCGGCTAAAAATTGAATTCAAGCCACGTGACGCCTTAGAGGCGCTTCTTGTTTGTTCGGTAATTGCCGTCATCATCGCAAGCGTTTCGGACATTGAATTTCCTACCGCCGCCGATGTTGATGCAACTAATCCGAGGTTATTTGACAAATCTCCTGAAGAGACTGCGAAGGAATTGCTGACAGCATTTACCTGATCAACTATAGTTATTGCGTCTTCAGCAGAAAGATTAAACGATTTCATTTGCGCAATAAGGAATGAAGCGGCATCACCCGCACTTATTTCCTCGTCCGCAACATTTTGAAGCAAACTTGCAACTCGAGCTAAGTTAGCTGATTCTTCATCACCGTAAGAGTTTTTTCTGAACTCGGTTGCAGCTGAAACCATTTCAGACTAAATTTTCTTATCAGAAAAATCTACATACTTACTTGTATGCTCTTCCTTGTATTCGTGATAATCGCCAAATTCAGCATATATATCATTTTCACGCTTGTTATCAGCCTGTATGGCTTTAGTAATTTTTTCATCTTGACTTTTGTCGGGATTATAACCACACAGCCTCATAATACCATAAACTATCATCACAATAATAAAGAAGATAGTACCAAGAATCATACCAAAGAATGTAAGCATATTTTCTTACCTCGCCTTTCTTATTTTTCTGATACTATTATACCACATTTTTTCTAATAAGTCAATCGATATTTCTACCAATCTTTGGACTATTTCTTCACCCTATATTTGTATATTCTGCCTATTGACTTTTTTATCAATATCATATATACTATTGGAGGGGTTGAACTTATAAAGTCTCTCGACACATCCCTCATCAGGACTTCGCGACCAATCTACCATTATATAACACTTAGGACTTTCGCCCATATGTCATCCTTGCCGTTTTTAACAGTTTCCCACATTCGCACGTAAGCATATCTCATCCTTATGCTGTAGTGGCAAGGCTTTAGGCTTTACTGGATTTTGAACAATTCTCGACGCACATTTACCATCTGTACGCCCCGGCTCTGACCTTATGGTTTACCGGTTCTACCTACTTCTAATCCCATTCGGGCTAACTTGTCAACATATGCGTCAAGTGAGTCCCCAGCGAGATCACTCACTTTTTGAAACTCGATCAGTGCATCATCAAGCTCAAAAACACTATCTAACATACGCCCAATAATATCAACGCTTTTTTGCATGATATCATTAGCCTGTTGGAATGTTAGACCCATATTTTGTGCGCCATCAGAAACTTTCTTTGTTCCTTCTCCGGCTTCTTTTGCGGTCTTATCTAAATTTTTAAGACCATCAATAACATCCTTTAGGTCGTCTTTACCTTCAACGTTTAAGCTAATATTAATAGCTTTTTTGGTTAATGCGTCAAGTTGCTGTTGCACGCCTGACGTATCGAGTTCAACGCCGACAAGGATTGAATAATTTCTTTTATTTCCTGTAGCCAATAATTACACCCCTACTTTCCAAAAGCTCTGGGCTTAATCTCAGACCATCCTATAAGAATCGCCTCAGCAACATCGTCCTCATTTTGAGCACTTTTGGGGCTGACCCAATTAAGCGTAAGCCCAAAGGTCTTATTAGCCGTTTCAATCGCTTTTTGTTTTAATATATCACGTTTAGTGCCATCTCTTGTTCCATCAAATATACCCAATTTACTGCGCCATTGAGACGGCAATAAAAAGTCAACTTTTAGTTCAAATCGCGCACATAAACTTAAAACCATGCCTTGAACCGCGCCCAATTTTTGTAAAGTCAATTTACCTTCTTTGGCTGGCGGTGTTTCTGACACAATTCTTACAGGTTTATACTTTTGTATAATCTTGCTTAATTCTATCCACTCTTCCATTATCCTATCTGTCCATTCGAGCGCATGGTTGGGCTTTATTGTGCCGTGGTCTATTAACTTACCCTCAGCAAATATCGCCCAACCCGTGCTCGTCGTTGAAGCGTCTAATGAAAGAATTATTTCATTTTTACTCATTTCTCATCCCATGATTCAAGAGCCACATTCATTCGATGTGTCATGTCAAGCCCAACACGTTGGCAACTTTCCTTAAACCACATAGACAAATTGCGCTTACCCATTATATGAAGAAGCTCTGTCCATGCGTCACGTGCTCTGCGCCAATAGCCATCACCAAACAAATCACCCGACAAACCGCCGTAGATTATATCGGCAAGATATGGGCGAACATCTTGATAATCTTCAATATATATTGGTGAACCATGCTGTGCCATGTTACGATTAATGTTCAACTTTGCCCAATCATAAAAGAACTCAAATTCAATGAATGTCGTGATTGATGGGCTTTTTGATTGCTCATAGCTCCATGCGTCTTCCTTAAACTCATTAGTTCTTTCATATGTGCTTGGTTGGGCGACGCCGTATACAATTCTTCGTATTGCGTCGCGGTTTGCATTCCATATCTTTTGCATGGTTAATTCAACGGCTTGCGTAAATGGCTCTCTAAGAACCCTTCTTAATTCATGATTGTTTCTCGGTAGACTTGCCATGACGCTTCAACACCTCACCAATTGGCTTTAGCATTTCAGGAAGATTTTCAGCAATTTGCGACAGCGCAAGAAGCGTTGATTCAGAAAATTCAATAGCGTCAAGAATGCTGTAAGCATTCTTAACATTGTGCCAAACCTCGCTAAATACGCCACATTCGTTCATCAGGTCATAATCAAGCGCATTAATCTCATCTTCGTCAGAAATCTCAGTAGCGTAAATGAACATCATGAGATTCATAGTTCTCTCGCGCTCCGCCCATGTCTTAAACTTAATAACATTATTAGCAATCTGTTGAATCTCCGCATCTGAAAGTCGTGGCTTGACATAAATATCAAACTCTTCAATATAAATGCGCTCGGGCTTTTGTAATTCTTTCATAATTTACTCCTTTTATTCCTTTAGTTCAAAATTTTATAAAATTGGAAGCAGCAAATACCCCAATACCAATCAGCACAACTATCCAAGGAAAATATTTTTTGAAAAATTCAAAGATATCAAATTTTCCTTTTTCGTCCACGTTGTCAACTTTATTTTTTAACGTCTCAACATCACCAACAACCCTATCCAAAGCATTCTTCTGTGTTTGGATATTGTTATTCATTGTCGCCATTTGTAGATTCATTGTCGTCATAGTATCCTTAAAACTAACAAGCGTTTTGTTTAATTCTTGATAACTTTTTGTGCTTTGATCAAGACTCTCTTTTAGAAAAGGATATTCGGTATCAAGTCGTGTCACCTTTTCTTCAAGTTCATGCACTCGTGCCTCTAAAAGTTCCATAATTACATCCTCACTTTTTATCAATTATTTTATAGGTATCACTATTTTGTTCAACCTTTACAAAAGCAGGGACTTCATCATACGGATTTTTAATCATTATTGTCTCATTCTTTATATCTACATACAGCCATTGCTTTCGTGATTGTCGCACTTTATAAAAACCTTCGGGTGCTTCTAAAGAATCGATTTTTTTGCACCGGTTAGGCATACTTGAAAGAGGTCGCCAGTCATTTACTTTATTGCACCAATAAATAAAGGGACATACGTCATTGGTTATATTGCATTTGTTCCCACCAACATAATCACACATAACTGTCCTCCTTAATAAAAATAGGGGGCGACAAAAAGTCACCCCCTAAAATTATTCAACAGTTACCTGCACGTAAGCTGGGGCAACATCGGTATGGTCAGTAAGCGTTACATTGACATAAGCGGAGCCCTTACCAGCGGCAGTGACTACACCCTTGTTGTCAACGGTAATAATGGACGATCCGCCACCTTCAACCGCGAAGGTGAAGTTAGAGTTGTCCTTACGCTGTGACGCAACAGCACCACCAAAGATGGCACGAACAATAAGAGTTTCTTTGCCGTCAGTGGTAAGATCAATATCACTGTTCTCAACAGCAAGCGCAACAACATCATCACGCCAGTCTGCGCCAAAGATTTCCTGCGTCATAGTGCCATAAACAGGCTCAGTTTCGCAAGAATCGGCGCTGGAGTAAGCAAGAGCCTTACCAGACAGAGAAACAGTTGCCGCAGAAGCCGCCGCCCATGCGAGGTTTTGCGAACCATCGAGCTGGAAGTGAGGAATGTCAGTGATAAGACGTCCATACTTAGAGGTCGAGGCTGCAACGTCTGAAGAAGAACCCGAAAACAGGTCATTAATCAGAACAAGGTGAAGCACCTTGGGAACAAACTGTGCCTTAATCGTAATAGATTTAGCAGACTCGTTCTGATAGAAATACTTCACGCAGTAATGTGCGCCCGTAGTCGCACCCGGAATATTCATGGTCTTTTGAACAGCATTAATAGTACCGATAGACCATTCGGTAGCAGACGGCTCCTTGTACCAACCAATGTAAGCGCCCTCAAATGCAATAGGAGTTTGAGTAAGAGTTACAGAGTTAGCAGTTGCACCAACAACAGCCTCCTCTTCAACTATAGACAGACCACCTTGCTCAAGGTTGACGCCAAGGTTAGCGGCAACGTACTGCAAGTTAAACATTGCATCAGTAATAGAAACTGTCAGTCCCGAATCATGGAAATATTGACCGTAGAGCAGATTACCCTGTCCACCACGGACTTCCTCTGCGGTAATCGAGCTATCGAACGTAGTGTCGTTCAGTGTGTTGCCAACTCCGATAAGGTCTTGACCATAAAAGAACAGCGCACGCGCAGGACCCGCAGTAAAAATATTGGTTTCAGCCATATTTTTTATTTTCCTCCTTGTTTGTATAATTGTTCAAGGGAATCGCCACGACTTGTATTAGTAGATTCAGCGAATTTTCCTTCACCGCCCATCTTTCCTACAAGATCGTCTTTTCCCATAATATATCCATCAAACTTATCTCTCTTTTTATGATAAATCCAATGTTCAATTTCGTTACCTTTCCCGCCAAATAGTGCAATAGCTCTGGTAGTGGTAAACTCAACTTCCCCGCAAACTTCGTCGAAAAGTATAGAATGAGACCGCATCGTCATTTCAAGTTGGTCTTTTTTAGACAAACCGCAATGAGCCGTAATAATCGCACATCTACGCTCAAAATCGGGCGGTTCAATGTTCTTATATCTTAGCTTGTCAGTTTCCTCCATTGCTTTTTTCAAGTCGGGGTCAATATACTCATCATCATACTTGGGAATATTTTGATAAAGAATAATTCTTCTGATATTCTCAAAATCTTTGTATGTGATTTGTACATTTATTTCTTTGTCTGTTATTAAGGGCTTGTTATTAGTCTCATTAAAAGAAATCATTGGATAGTTAAATCCAAGGCACAACTTTAAGATATTAACAAACTTTTGCACATAAACAGAACTTTCTCTCATCAGCTCCACAATAAATTCCAGATAACTCATAGAAATTATTTTGGGGTCGTTGAGATTATTTTTATCAAACGCTATAACGTCAATACTACTACGAAAAATCGCACTATTTTTAACGCTTATTGGAATGATATTAACAATATCACCATTTTTACATTGATAGGGAACAGGCACGTCATAAGCAAAGTATGCTTCTTTTAAGTACTGTAAATCAATACTCACAAGATTCATCCTTTCCTGCGTCGCCCATTAATGTTCCCATCTTTAATGTAATACCTGTAAATGTTTTAGAATTACCTATAATACTATTAACGCCCATATAACGTGAGATATCATCATTAAACATCATTTTACCAACACCACCAATAGTTATACCATTAAGGGTATCAAAAATAATGTTCGTAAACAAATCCGCACGTGACACGGGAATTCCGTCATAATCAACAAGGCTCATTTGACCGCCATACAACCAATCAAAAGAATAAACAACAGCTGACGTGTACAAATCATTAGGTTGAATAATATAAGTATATATCTTTAGCAAACATTTAGATTCAGCCATACCATCTTCAATAAGATTTGTAAAAAATACTGAATAATCTTCTTGCTTACCTGTCTTCCATACGTAATTCATCTTTTCGCCCAAAGAAAGATTATCTTTACTTAAGGCGTCATATGAATTATACTTAATCATCTTCCATAAATTTTCTGCTTTGGGCGATAATGCCAAATATTCAAGAATTTTATAAGCCCCCATAGGGAGTTTGCTTAAACTATTGTACATTTAATCACCCCATCATACTTGTCACTTTAATGAATCGCTGTTTAATAAACGTACTTTCTGCTTTTAGTATAATCAAGACTTGTTTATTAATTTTTTGACCTGTTATACGGTATTTATTTTTATCCAATTTTTCGATTGAGATAGCATCACTATTTGACGACACATCAACTGCCAAAGTTTGAGCAATACCATTACGATAAGGTATCAACTCAACGTCAACACTTTCATATTGCCGCAAGGTCTTGAACTCAGGATTCATAGCAACCGACCATGTTTCCTTTGTTTCACCAATAGTTACTTCACAAATTGCATATACGTCAGGATTGCCCTTAAGCATACATTTAACTTGCGTTGTTGCACCTATTGTTGATTTTAGCGTCATGACGCAATTTTCGTCAATAGAGACTACATCTTTATTGTATTCCCATACGACATCACGTTCAACTTCTGTGCCGTTTAGCATTACAGAATATGCCAATTGTGCAGTCTCCCCCGGCGCACCTTCAAAATCTTTCATATTAAGTTTGACAGAATAATCATAAACGCCATTATCAGCAATTTGATTAATCTTATCATCTCCGTCATGAATTTCGTCAAGGTACATATCGAGGTAAATCAATGTGGCAATATCGTACTGAGCCGTGTGAACAGACTTTTGGAACGACCATAACTTAAAAGGTCTTCCATCAAGCATATAGCGTGTATTCAACGCGCATAAGCGTAAGGTTTCTTCATTACCCTGTAGAATAACTGTAGCGTGATTGTTTGGTGTGTTGATATATCTTGATATCTGAACAGCGGGCGAACCCATATCATAATCAACACAACAAGGAATAATTACCAATGCACCATTCAAAGGGTCAATGATTCTTAACTCGTTATCGCATCTACGAATACTCAAATCTCTTGGAATTCCATTGTATGGGCTGTCATCGTTAACAAGCCAATAATCACCATTATATTGGTAATACATACCTCTTACAATTTTATGGTTTATGTCACGAAACGCAAAATGCAAGAAGTCTCCTGAATTGCGTTGTGCTGTAACACTCGCCTCAGTTGCAGGATAAACCCATGCTTCTACTTCATGATACGTTGGTAATCCAATACCATCTTGCTCTAAAACTATCCCTTCATTTTCAGGTGTCTTAGTAGACGTATTGTCCCATTGCGCATCTTGCACAGCTTGTTGTAATTCACGATAATGGTCATTGGGCTGTTGCGTCATACCTGTTGCGATGCTCAAAGCAAATTGATTAAACGGCATTTATTCACCGCCTAACTCAATCAAATGAAACACCACAGATTTCACAGTTTCGTGTCCTGCGTTATCCTTCAATTCATATAATCCCTTTATTAGCGCATAAATTTCTTGCTTATCAAGCCCATAATATTTTACAAACAAACGATTAAGATACTTTAAGTAAGAGTCTTTTTCAATCGTCCGCTTTTGAAAAGCATCTTCCCATAGCCCAAGGATTTTATAAAATTCATCGGCGCATCTATTTTGACTCATAGCCCCACCTCATTAAAAAAATCCATGGCGTGCTGAGATATATAATTATTGATTTGTCGTGAATTTTCTTCGCGAAGTTTATCAATAATGTTTTGCTTTTCTTTCATGTTTTGCGACGAAACTCCTTCAACCTTGAAACTTGATGGAACATTAAGTTTCTGAGCTATTTGCGTCCCGTCATTAGTCTCCCTTTCCCACCAAGAAATTATAAAGAAATTCGCAAGAATTTTTATTTCTTGTATGGTTAAGTCAGAGACAAATTTACGCTCCACCGCATCAAACGCAAGGGACTGTACACAATCCGTAAATTGCGGAATCGCGCTCAAAAGAAAACCATCGCACCATTTTTGAAAATCATCTATAGATTGACTATAAAGTTTAACCAACTTATAATCATTTATTGTCTGTAATGCGAGGTCTTCTATTGTATCAAAAGAGGTCATATTACCCCTCCTTATCCATCGTTTCTATTTCCATATAATTCTTGCCTGTAATCTTACCAAGCTCAACAAGAATATTGGCATCAAGTGCTTCGCCGTTCAGCCGACCATTAACAATCATGTTTTCAATAATTGTTTTTTGTGCTTCGCTTGCGTTCTTATAAAGAACAAGAACCGAATTAGCGTCAAGCGAAAGAATTGTTTTCATCTTGACATCATCAATCATATTTTCATATGCATCCGAAAGGTCATTATCTTCTACAAACTGTGCGTCTGTAATATAGAAAATTCCCTCACGAGCAGCGTTGGGCATATTGTTGACAATGGCAGTTGCTTCTGCTTCCGAAAAAGCACGCTTATCAAATTGCTTATCAAAGTGGTAATAAGAATTACCCTTGACAGTAAGACCGCCCGCGAAAAGATTTATAATGGTAACGTTTTTCTTCTTTTTGGGCGTAGATTCTACAGTAGTAGTTTGTGTGGACGCTTTCTGCGCCTTCATGAGCAAAGCAATTTGCGCCTTAAGCTCAGCAATTTCATTAGCCTGTTCAGCAATTCTTGAATCGGTCTCAGGCTTTTCTGTAGTACTCGTAGTAGTGGTAGCAGTAGTGGTTTTCTTAGTAGTGGCAGTAGCCATTTTATTCTCCTTTTATTCCTTTTATTCAAAGGGGATGGGTTTCCCCATCCCCCCATTAGAGTGTTAATTATTCGTTGATAATGTACTTACCTGCGTATGCGGCAGACGCGAAAGTAAACTTCCAATCCTTACGGATAGTAAAGTTCTGAGTAATATCAGCATTGTCATAGAACTGGTTGCTATTGGTAAGAGTGTTGGAAACAGCACCCTTGATAACCTTATCTGCGCCGGGCGAGACAAGGTAAAGGGTATTGTTGTCAAGCTCAACACCGAAATCAGCACTGCCGGTAGGAATCTGCTTCAGTTCATAGAGGTCAAAGTTGTAGAAGTTAGCCATGATGCCAACAGAGCCATTAGCACCCGCAACATTCATACGATAACCCGCGATAGAATCAGGAAGAACCTTCGCAAGAGCAGCCTGAGTGCCCATAATAACAGGTCTCATGCCGAAGTTGTAAGCCTCAAGACGCTGACCAAGCTCAATAAGGGTCTGAGCCTTGAATGCACCAGTCTCGATGAACTGGGTCGGATAAACACCCGT